CAATGTGAACGTGCTCTGCAACGCCTTCTGGCAGCGTTGTAGGCTCTACAGACAACGGGAAGCTGTTGTTAGCCAGCAGCACCTCGGTGATTTGTCCGTATGCTGCCAGAGTCTTTACCTTCGTAATCTTCAGGAAGACACGGCTCTTCTCTGCTTCAGTGAACTTGGTGTCAGGGCCATAGATGCCTCTGTAGTTGGTATAGGCACGCAACCAACGATCTTCATCAAAGCGACGAGCCGTCTTAGAACGCTGAAAGCGCTCTTCAATGTGACGGGCTAGCGTTGTAGGCTTGAATGTGTCCTGAACAGCATCAGTGCTGTCAGGCAAGCCAATGGCTTTGTCGTCAGTGAAGGGTGTGTCGATGTTTTTTGCCATAGTGTCCTAGTATCCAAAAACTTTCGATGCTGGAGCGAAGCCGCTCTGCCCCGATGTATTAGTGTCAAAGATGTTTTTACTCCTCGGTCTTGACATTACACCATATCTCAATGCGTCATATCCGTGATCAAAGTTGATGTTGGTGTCAATGTCCTCTGGATTCTTCTTATCTAGAGGTATTGTTGGTAGTTCAGCAATAGTTTTAACACAGTTGCTGAAAAAGACAATACGCGGACGCTCTGTGAAGGAATCTATCTGAAGACGTCTATGTATTTCGTTCTTACCAGACACTCTACTACCAGCACTTCTGTCAGAAGGACGCCAACGACACCCCTTCATTATCATTCTTTCAGCAATGGAAGGGCCTGTGTCGCCTCTTTTATGCCATGTAGAGCTGTCTAGAACACCATAACGTATCTTTTCACCGTCTTCAGCGTTCAACACCATCTCTGCCAAGTCTTCTGCAAGCACTTTAGTGACATATAACTCTCTATATACCACTAATGACTCATCTGGAGCTACAGCAAACCACAAAACAGCAGACCAGCTTCCATATCCGTAGTCACAGGCTCTAAATCTAGGCCAATCATGAGGAATGTCATAGGAATCAACAACATGAACGCTTCTCTTAAACTCAGGAAACGCGGCACCTTCAGCAACATCCCAATCACCATCAAGAAGTTGACGACGTTGTTGCTCCGGAAGCGACAACAACATGGTTTCGTAGTCGCCTGAGGCAGCAAGATAGGGGTTGTCAGAGAGCCTTGAAGGGATGAAACGCCGCTTAAACAACGGCAGACCTTCTTTGCTGTGTCCTTTGGGGTAACGCAACACTTCACCAGTGTCAATGTCTGTTGCCCAGAAGGCTTGACCAGGTGGTGCAGGGTCAATGAACATCTTCTTAACCCACCCATGACCAGCATTGCCTGGGTTAGTCGTTGCTCTCATGTAAACAGGCAGGTCAGACGCTGCTGTTCTGAGGCGAGAACGCATATAGTTCCACGCAAAAGGCGTAGACCATTGGCTGAGTTCGTCAAAACCAACCCAAACGAAGCTCAAACCCTGATATCTAAGAACGTCTTCGTCTCTGTCGAGGTATGACATCCAAAGACGCCCGCCGCTAGGCGACACCCATTGCATCTTTCTCTCACTCCAAACAATACCTGGAATGATTTTTGGGTAGAGTTCTTGACTTTTCCAGATGAGTTCTCTCAACTCTTCCGTTGTATGACGCAACAGAAGCCCTGAAAACTGTGGATGAGAGATGTAACGAAGAGGATCTGCCAAGATGGCATAGCTCTTCCCACCACCTGCGGCTCCCCCAAACAACACTTCCCTCTCAGCAGCAGCTAGGAAGGCTGTCTGAGGGCCTGGATTGGGTGTGAAGACAACATTTTGTTCCTTTACTTCCTCAGGAACATCAAGTGTGTAAGAGCTTAGCTCCTTTGTCTTTGATGGAGACGTAATAATCTGAGGCGAAGAAATTGGTTTTTTCTTCTTTGCCGAGCCTGTCTTCGTACCTCTCGATGGCTTCGAGCGCTTCTTTGTATCTGCGGGCAAGGGATCGATAGTAGTTATGACGTTTTCCCCGTTCCTGTTCTCTACGTATGCGTTGTCGTAAACCATCTTCGCTAATGCTTCTTCCTGTTTCTTTTGACAGCCATGCTGCTACTTGTTTGTACGAATATTGTTTTACGTATTTCTTTGCAAGCTCAAGAGCATCAAGTTCTTTAGGGATAGGTTGGAGTAGATTGTCATCAACATCATCCACTCTATAACCAAAAGGTATAACGCGAACATTAGCCAACTTTGGTATTGCAACATACCTACTCTTTTCTATCGGTTGAGGAAGAATCCAAGCGCCTAAGTCACGCTCATTTGATGTCACAGCAAATGCTTATCCATTATCCTTCGGAGGCAACACCATCACACCAGAGGGCGCTGTCACCTCAACCTTCTCTGTCTTCACAACACCAGCCCTATCAAGCATGTCTTGAGCAGCTTTGAGCTTCTCTCTCATGCCTAGCTGTGTAGGATCATCAATGCCGCCAATGACAGCCATGGCCGCCTTCGGTGCGTGCATAGCGATGTACATTTGCGTTGCTTCAATGACTTCCTCTTTCAATCCAGACATCAATGTCTTCGTAGGATAGTTCTCGCTGTAACCAGCCAAGATTTTAGCCTTTGCAGGGTTGCCGCCAGCTTCGGTGAACAACACCTCAATAAACTTGCGTTGCTGTTCTGTTAGCTCTCTTTTGCTCATATGCTGTTTTTGTCCTCTTCACATTTGAAACCAACTTGAGTGTATACGCCTTTAGCAGCTAAATACTCATACAATTGTTTAGCATCAACAGCCGTTGCTTCCAAACATTGCTCCATTGTTGGATAGGTTTTGTTATCGGTTAGTTTCATCAACTCACACTTATCTGTACCTAAAACACAAACAAGAAACAATGATGTAAACATTCTACAACCTTTCTGCGAAGTATTCGCGTACTCTAACACTCACTGTTACTATGTCAGTGATGGAGGCAGACCCAGTGATCTTGTCGTTCTTGTCCAAGTACAACGAATTGGTTAGCTGCAAAAGGCTGTTTGGCTTCAACTCAACATCGTTAGCAATGGCATATGATGTTGTCGTTGTTGCCTGATACCAATTCAAATCAAATTTGACAACACTGTTGCTGGTGTTGACAATGACAATGCTTTCAACATCAGCTTTGAAGGCAGCAGGGACGGTGTAGACATCAGCACTGCTGCCTGTCAACACCTTGCCTACACTTCTATTCTTGTTTCCATTGGTCATGTCAAGTCCCAGAATGAGAATGTTGCTATTGCTGATTGATTGCCGCTAAGGGTGCGTGCAGCAATGGTGTAGATGTCGCTGACACCCGCCAACGTCCTACCTAGTTGCATATCAAAATTGTAGGCTTCGTTGTTGCTAACAGCAGCAGACACCTGGTTAGACTCTTGTGTGTAGAGGCTGTCAACAACAGTGCCACCACTGATGGCTGTAGCAGACACATCAAATTCAACGTTGTCAGACGTCGTCTGAGTCCAACTTGCTCCTGTCAGCGTAGCGTTCTTCACAAGCTGTATTTCAAACGTTGTAGACGATGACGCAATAGGCAACACTCTGTAGCCGTCTGGAATGACAACAGCATCGAGCCTGTTAGGATCAAGACGCAACGACACCAAAGGCACCAATGTTGTCCCTACCGAGTGTGTTGTTGTCATCCTGGCTGTCTGTAAAATTGTCTTACGCTCATATCCACCTTCACTGATGACGGTGGAGCAAATCTGCTTCATTGTCTTGCTGCCAGCTAAAGCGCCTGTGTTAGTGATTTCATATCGAATAGGCAACACAGCCGTTGTCATGTAGACAAGTGCAAGATTGTTAGCGTTGTTGAACGTGTGGCAAACAATGAATACACCGTTGATAACAAAGCCAGTGCGTACGCTACCAACACCGAGCCACTCAAAATCTTGCCAGAATATCTGCGACTTTGTAACGTCAATGGTGAGCCCTGAAGGGCCTGTGCCATCGAGCTTGTCGCCGTTCCAACTTGCCTGTGCTACAGCGTTATTGACAACACTACCACTGGTGTAGGTGCGTCTAACAATGTTCAATGTGGTGCCGCTGCGTTCAAAATAGACACCGTTCTGTGTGCTGAAATAGCCAACACGACAACGCATGTTAGCTTCTGCTGTAGGCATGACAAAGGTGTTCATCACCAGCAAAGACTTACCAGGCTGATATGAAAACACCCTCTTTGTTTCTCTAACTACTTCATCTCCACTGGCACTGGTGACATTAAGGAGAACAGTAGATTCATTAGCAGAATAAGTGACAGTAGCGCTACCAGATACAGACTCATCAAAGTCATCACTCTTTGCATATCTGTTTTGGCTGTCAAAAAGCGTGAACGGAGCACTAACCCGAGCGCGACCAAAAGCATCAGCGCTAGTACCGCCGATACGAACAATGTTTCCATAGTCGTCTAAGCGTACTAGCGCTGGGAAGCTGGTAATGCTCATTACTTCTTGATGCGACGAGCTTCAGACAACCCAATGGCAACGGCTTGCTTGGGATTCTTCACAGCCTTGCCTGTACCGCCGCTACGAAGCGTCCCTGCTTTGTATTCACCCATCACCTTAGACATCTTCTTCTGAACAGCACCACCCTTAGCCATCTCAGGGCTAGGCATGATTTCGTCATAGCGCTCACCCATCTTACGCAACATCTCTTCTTCCTTCATCTTACGGCGAAACTCAGCAGCCGCCTTAGGACTAACTTCGCCTTCAGGGTTTTTCTTTTTAGCAGGCGATTTTTTTTCCGCTGTCTTTTTTGGGCGGTCATATTCTTTAGCACCAATAGTGAATGTCTTGTCACCGCGTGTGCCCTGACCACCCTTAGTCACTGTGCTTTCAAAAGTAGGAGTGTCTTGGACATATCTGTTAGCACCTTCCATAGGCTTTTTACTAGCACCACTGGAATATTTACCAACAGGCTTACCTTCTTTATCAAGACGTCTATAGTTAGCCATCACTTCTTTCCCTTCTTAGGCACACCAACAGCCACCATAATGGCTAAGGCTTGCTTACCGCCTCGTTGAGGCTTTTTAGCCTTGCTAGACGTCATCATGCACTTCCCTGCTTTCTTGCAAGCAGCAGGGCTGGGACAATCTTCACAAGGCATAAACTTCTTTGCAGGCATTATTTCTTCCTTTTGGCAGCGTAGCCGCCCTTAGCAAATTCAATGTCTTCTTCGTCTCTGGTGCGAGAGCGAGGAGAAGGCTTCTTCTTAGAAGCCCTCATCATACTCTCTTTCTTGGCTTCTTCCATAGCACGGGAACGTCCTGCTCTGGTTTCTGCCATCTTCTTGCGAGCAGCAGCACCTCTGACAGCAGCTTCAGCAGCTTCACGTTCTTGAGCAGCAGTGAATTTACGTCCTGTTTCCTTAGACACCTCAGCCGCTCTCGGCTTAGAGAAAGCAGCAGCAGCGTCGTCTAAGCGGGTAGTGACGGGTCTACCTACTCTAGGCTCTGTACGCGCTGCTGTTGCAGCAGCTTTGCCGCCCCTAACAGCACTCATCACAGGACCAGCAGCTAACATAGAAGCAGCCCCTAAAGCGCCTAATGTACGCTCCTTAGCCTTTTCTCTTTCAGCTTCATTGCTAGGAACAGACATGCCACGCTCTGAACGAGACTTCATACGCTGAAGCATTGCATCAGAATCTGTGTCTTCCTTTGCTGTACGACGAGGGCCAGCAGAGGCTTTAGGAGCCCTTGTAGCAGCCTCTTCCTTCAACTCAGTGGTGTATTTATTACCTTGCCATGTAAACGTCTTCTTGCCAGCGTTTCTGGCTTCTCTAAACGCTTCCTTGAACGTAGCCATTTCACTTCTTCCTTTGTTGTTGAGGACGCGGACCTTAGGTCCGCTGATGTAACACCTTTGGTGTTTATTTCTTAGCCTTTTGCTGAGGCTTCATTGAAGCACCGCAATTCGCCACCCGAGGGGCGGCGGGTGTAACACCACCCTTAGCCATCATAGCCATAGGCTTCTTAGGCTGCATAGGCGTTGCCATACCGCCGTATGCCATCTTCTTTGTACCACACTTCATATCAACTCCTATATTTAGCCGTCTTCTCAGCCACCTTCTTAGGCTGAGCAACAAATTGTTTTCCCTGCTTAGCTCCCGCAGCTTTAGCCTTATTAGTTGCTGCCTTCTCTGAAGCAGACAACGAAGACCAGGCAGCCTTAGGCAGATAACGACGCTTCCCTTCAGAAGGCTTCCCAGAAGATGTTGTCCATTCTTCCTTCGTCCATTTCGACATAGCCTTTTGAGCCTCTGTCTTTGGTCCTGTGTAGCTGCCACCTTTGTCTTTGTAGAGCTTGCCTGCTAGCTGTGCCTTCCTGGCTGACCACTCACCAGCATCTCCACCTTTGCTACTGGCTTTAACATCAGCAACAACCTGCTTCCAGAGCTTTTCGTTAGTGCGTGCCATTACCACTTCACCTTATCAGCCCAATAAGCAGCAGACAGCTTTCCTTTGGCTATGTTGCTGGCGTGTCTGGCTTTGAAGCTATCTCGACGCTTTCTATAGGCATCAGACTCGCCCTGCTTAGCTGGGCTACCAGAAACACCCTGCTGTCCAAACCTAATGGTCTTCACTGTGTCACCCTCTTTAGCAACAACAACGTGACTCTTCTTAGGATGGTCTGGGGTACGCTTAGGCTTGTTATAGCCGCTAACACCAGCCCTGACAAGCCTGCTGTCTTTCATTTCATTCCACCATTCTTATCTCTCTTAAAACTCCTGTTCTTAGCCTTATCCTGAACAGACAAGTTCTTAATTTTATTACTACCGCCCTTAGACAACGCCACCTTGTGAGCAACATCCTTACCAGCAACATCAACACCAGCAGTCTTTAGCTTAGCTCTGGCAGCGTTACGTTGGGCTCTGTCAGCAACAACAGAAGGCTTGCCGTCATAACGCTGTTGCTTGGCATAGTCTCTCTTACCATTCGTCATGTACGGCATATCAACACATCCCTTCTTGCTTCATTGCCTTCTGCACCACCCATAAAGGCAACACAACACCTTCTCTCTTCTCTATCAGAGCCCTGATGTAATAAACATCGGAATGAAAACCAACACTACCAACTCTTTCTTCCTTCTTAAACAACTCATCCATCACAACACTAAAAACAGAATAAGGTAATTGATGAACTCTGTTTCCAAGCTCTGTTCTTGTTTTATATCTGCTCTTAAGAAATGTTGATGGTGTCATTGTTTTTGTTGAAGGCTCTTAAGAGCCCTGAAGGGACAACACAGCTTCGCTGTTCATTGGCTCTATATAGACTATATAGATGTTGTTATCTCTGTTAGCGCTAATGTTGTTCTTAAGAAATAACAATGAATATTTTGTTAGCGTTAATGTTGTTTCTTAAGAAAAACAACAAATATTTATTGTTTTTCTATTAGCGCTGATGTTGTTTCTATATAGTGCTGTAAGGAGAAGACATCAATGAAATAAATATTAGGGATCTGATGTTATGCTTACTATCTATATAGACGGTGTCTTAACAGTCGATTTTACATTATGAAATACTGTTTAGACACAGCTTCGCCTACTATGCTCATTAGCATAGACCAGCTATTGTTGGTGTACGGTTCAGACTATTGAAGCTCACCACAGCCTCCCACGACACGTTCTAAACCTCAGCCCCTCGTTGATGCCTTTGTCGCTCACCCCTGGTAGGCATCTTTAATAACACAGCCACAGCCAGGTGTAGACGTCCCTGTGGCATAGGGTAGGTTGTAACATAGAAAAGATGGTGATGTCAAGCAGGGGTGATGTTTTTGTTGGTGATGGTGGTGAAGGCTGTGTAGCTACGTGTCGGTGTTGGTGTTGAAGGCTGTGTAGGTGGGACAGCTACGTGTCGGTGTTGGTGTGTAAGGGGTGGTGAAGGGAACGTTATTTTTCCTGATCTGTGGGCGATGGCATATACGTAATACGCCTGGCACCCCCCTGGCCCACGCCGCCCCCACCTTCGACGGCTGGCATCGATCGGTTTTGCCTACGGCAAGGCAACAAATACAGGATCAGAATCGGTGATCTTCAACAGCAAACACCAATGAAATCAACAACTTAGCCTGATCAACTAGAACATTTCGAGATAGGCGGTTAAATGGGGTCAGATTGTATACAATTATACAAATTCATCAGCATACTGACGATTTCAAGGGGCTGTGTATGACATCGGATGACATCGGATGACATCGGATGACAATGCATTGCAACAAATACGCCAGCACGCCAGCACGCGCCAGCACGCGCCAGCACGCGCCAGCACGCCAGCACGCGCCAGCACGCGCCAGCACGCGCCAGCACGCGCCAGCATGCGCACATGCGCCAGCACGCGCACGAAGCAAACACCATGCCATGCTGCACTGCACAACAAAACCATTAGGGATTACCCGATGCCTCCAAAACGCGTCAAAAACGCCTGCAGGACGTTTTCACCCCCAAGCCATGCCTTACCCTTCGAAAATTTAGTTATCGCCACTGGCGCGTTTTCGCGGGTAAACCCTTAGAAGCTTGGCATGACGTTTGCTTAGGCGTGCTCATTACAACAAGCATGCGCCAGCATGCGCATGTACGCGCACGCACACGCCAGCACGCGCCAGCACGCATACGCACACGCCCTGGCCAGATAGAAAAAAACTATCAGCCCGATAGAAAATTTCAATTGATAAGATATCGGCATGCCCTGCGTTTTCATGCTGAAATCAATCCCGTCGAAACACAAACCCACCGGACTACTCACCATGTCAGCCGTCACCGTCACCCGCGTAAACCCGCCCGTAAAGGCAAAGGTGCGCCCATATGTGCGTGCCAGTGTCTTCATTGACTTCGTGGAATTTTCCCTGCGTATCAATGATGATAGAAAGCGCACATTCTTCAGGGACGCACAGTATGCATACGAAGGTAATTACAAGACCATCGTGAGCAAGCTGTTGCTTGCTATCGATCAAGCATAAGGGTTTATCCTATAGGGCAGAACAATCTGTCCCTTAGAATAAATCTTCATAAACCCGCAAACAAAGGAAGTCTCACCATGAAAACCCATGCTCTCCGCGCCTTTGCTTCCATAGTGCAGAATGGCAGCATCGATGCCATCATTGCTACCCTTGAAACCCTGAGTGCCGATGAACGTTTCCAATCGATCGGATGGCAACGTTCGTTTGCCCGCCTTTCCCGTGTCTTCACCACCGGCAAGCCAGAACTTACCGTCATTAAATCCGATGGCAATAGTAAACTGCCGTTCTATGCATTTTCTTCCCTTCCCGGTGTCACATGTCCGGGCGCTGGCGAGTGTCTCAAATTCTGCTATTCCTTTCGGGCATGGCGGTATCCCGATGCATTTGCCCGTCAAGTGCAAAACGCATTCTTGATGCGGTTCTATCCCAATACCATCAAGGCAGCATTCAATGCTATGCCTGATGGTGTAGATTTCCGTCTATACGTTGACGGGGATTTTTCCTCCGTGTCCGATGTATCCTTTTGGTTTTCTCTGTTACTCTCGCGTCCCGGCATCAAAGCATATGGATATAGCAAATCGTTTGCAGAATTGCTCGCCTACACTGGCGACTATCCAATCAACTATGCCCTTAACGTGTCTTCAGGACACAATCATTCTGTCGACACTGTCAATATGATAAAGACCCTGCCGGTTACCCGTGGTGAGTTTCGTGCAGTGTCTGTCGGGTTTAAGGTGAAGTCGAATATGCACGGCACTAAGGCCGTCAATGATGCCCTGCGCATCAAGTCAAATGAGCGTATCTTCCCTTGCCCGGGCAAGTGTGGATCTTGCACAGGGAAAGGGCATGCATGCGGTATGCTTGATTCTCTGAAGGGCAGGGTCATCGCTATCGCTATCCACTAAGGGTAAACACCTATGGGGCAGCGTCAATGCTGCCCCTACACTAAACACCATTGTTTGTGACAGACCCTAAGCAAAGGAAACACCATCATGAAAAAATACACAGTCACAATCCAGCATGTAGCATATGCTTTCATCCGGGAAAGTTTCCCAGTGTATGCGCCGTCAATTGACGCAGCATACGGAATAGCGCAAAGGCAAAAAGGAGAATGGTTTACCATTGTTAGTGTCAGATGAGGGTTTATACCAATGGCATCAAATGGTGCCATTTAATAAACTTTCGTCACCCTAAGCAAAGGAAAACACCATGCAATACCTATCCATCCTCATCGAATCTGACGGCGACACCGTCGATACCATCGAACATTCTACAGATGATGCGACAGCATCACTCACTGCCTATGTCGCTGCTACGGGTTTCTCCCTAGTGCAGAACTACTGGCAAGGGTCTACACTGACTGCCATTGTCACTATGTAATGGAGTGCTGAAAATGATTGACAACGCATACTTAAAATTGAAGGTGTCACGTTACACCATCCCCATGTTGCATGGTGCCATTGCAGATTGTCACCATACGCTGAAGATTGGACAGTATCCTTATGAGCATCCCTATGCTCAGAAATTGTGGGCAGAAATTGATGCTTGCAGGGATAGGCTGATGGCGTTGACGAAGGGAAAGCAAAAATGGAAAGACATATTCACAATTCAGCGTGCCGCTAATGCTGCCCGTGCCCGCACAGGAAACGACACCATCGGCGTAGGTGTCCGTGCTGGTCAGTATCAAGTTCAACATATCACCTACACCAATGGTGTATCCACTGTTGTCCCTGTCACCGATTGGATGCCTTTGTCGTCTGTCCTGCCTTTTCTGGAGTCGATGCAATGAAAGTACTAGTGGCCTGTGAATATAGTGGTGTTGTCCGTGACGCCTTCCGTGCCCGAGGGCACGATGCCATGTCCTGCGACCTATTGCCGTCAGAATCACCCGGTCCACATTATCAGGGTGACGTCACGGATATTCTGAACGATGGTTTCGATATGATGGTGGCACATCCTCCATGCACCCATCTTGCCGTCAGTGGTGCAAGATGGTTCAAGAATAAGGTGCAGCAGCAGCAGGAAGCACTTGATTTTGTCCGTCTTTTGATGAATGCACCGATACCCCGTATCTGCATTGAAAACCCTGTTTCCATCATTTCATCCCGTATCCGCAAACCAGACCAAGTGATTCAACCGTGGCAATTCGGGCATGGTGAGACAAAGGCAACATGCCTGTGGCTCAAGGGTTTGCCTAAACTGGTCCCGACGAACATTGTCGAGGGCCGCGAACAGCGCATCCACAAAATGCCACCGTCCCCTGATCGCTGGAAACTCCGCAGCACAACATACAAAGGCATCGCTGCTGCTATGGCTCAACAGTGGGGACAACAATGATGCACCCCGATGATTTAGGCATCGCCATCTTCGCCGTCGCCATCATCATCCTCATGCTGATAGGCATCATCTGATGCTGATAGGCATCATCTAACGGTGGCCAGGACGCGATAATTTTGGAGATATTAAATGATCAATCTTACCCCTCATGCCATCGTCATCCGTCTTATCGATGGCACCGACCGCACCATCCCGCCATCGGGTGTTGTTGCCCGTGTCATCCATGAAGAGAAGGTGACGGGCTATCTACATGGTGTTGTCCCCATCATCACCCGTGTCTACATGGGAGTGCAGGGCCTTCCTGAAGGTGATGAACCCGTGCTGGTATCGTCGATGGTGTTGTCTGCCCTACCGGCAGGGTCACCCGGTGTTTATGCGCCAGACACTGGCAGCACTGCTATCCGTGACGACAAGGGGCACGTTGTCGCAGTCACCCGTCTTGTGGGTTGTTAGGACAACACTATCAACACAGGTTTAGTGATAGCAACAATCAACTAGACCAATAAAACACATCCACTAATAATCTCAACATCGACAACGCAACAGGAGCTACAGAGATGATCAAGATCAACGTCAACGGCGGCATCACCTTCTGGTCCATCCCTAGCCTGGCCATCGGTGGAAGCTTCCATTCCCGTGCAGTGGTGCCAGCATCGACAGAACGTCGTCGCATGATGGCGTCCTTCATCGTCGGTGTTGTCATCGGCATCGTGTTGTTCTTCTGATAGGAGACATTGTCATGTTGGTTACCCGTCGCAGCTCCTATTCCAACATCACCCGGATGTGGGACATGGATGTTACACAGGAGCAACTCGATGCCTACTTTGATGGCAAAGGGTTAGTCCATGAAATCTTTCCTCAACTCACTGCTGATGAACGTGAATTCATCATGACCGGCATCACCCCAGAAGAATGGGATGAGTTGTTCTATGATGAAAATAATGAAGAATAATTGTCGACAAATCGGAACACATTGAAAGGAACATTGACATGAACGCTACCATCTCCAACGCCATCGAGAACACCTGTGGTCGTTTCTTCACTGTCCTCGTCCTCAAGAAGGACGGCACTGTCCGCGCCATCAATGGCCGCGTAGGCGTGAAGAAACATCTGAAGGGTGGTGCTGTCCCTAACGGACATGTTGCCACGCTGAAGGACATGCTGGTGGTGTACGACGTCAAGGAAAAGGGCTACCGTGCCATCAACAAGCACAATGTCCTTGCCGTTCGCGTCAACAAAGTGGAGATGGTTGTATGCTGAAACTATTCTGGACCTACTTCGATGGTAGGCAAGAGATGAGGCTGTTCAGCGACGCAGAATCAGTAACATCCTTCATCATCTTGTCCAACATCATCAACGACAACAACGTCTCATCTGTCCGTCTCAACAGAGACAACATGGTCAACATCATTTACAAGGGCTGAACATAATGAAAGTGTTCATCTATTTCAACCTGCATCGTCGCCTCTTCAGTGTCAAAGCGATGGAAGGTGAGTTCAAAGGACGTGTTGTTGCCCATGTTGACAGGGCTCTGTTGTCCAACGCTGTTTTCAAGGTGTCGCAGGCAGGACGTCAACGTGTTCTTCGTGAGAAGAAGAAGAATGTCCATGCTGGTGTTGTTGGAAACTGGGAAACGGTGCAGCACTACACAGGAAGTGGACTCACCGCCATCACCTACAACCCCTACAAATATTCTTCTTTTGTCACCCGCGACGAAGAAAAGCCGGTAACATCTTCACCATTGGTTGCACTCAGCATCACCGACAAGACCACCATCAACGCTCTTCAACCTGTCTGAAAGACACTGCCATGCGTCAATCTCTCATCTATTCCCGCGCTGCTACCAACACCGTACTGTCTGCGGAAGCCATCATGCAGCGTGCCCCTGCTGTCTTCGCTGAAGACAAAGCAGCCCGGCTCACCAACCGCTATCACGCGCTGAAGACTTCTGATCTTCTGCCGGTGTTGGCAGACTACGGATATTTGCCTGTGCAGGCTGCTCAGAAACGTGCCCGCAAAGGCAAGCCAGAGCACACGGCACACTTGCTGGCGTTTGCCCGCTCTGCTGACGTCAACACCACTGGTGATGTTCGCAGTGAGCTACTCGTTTACAACTCGCATGACGGCACCAGTGGCGTCAAGCTGATGGCGGGTGCATACAGGTTCGTCTGCTCCAACGGCATCGTCAACGGCAACGGCAACACCGTCAGCGTTCGCCACACTCACAAGGCAATGGAGGACTTCGAAGCCATGCTGCGTAGCATCATCGAGGGTGTTCCCAATATGATGAACACCATCGAAGCCATGCGTCAACGTAAAGTCGATGAAGAGCAGGCTAGGAAGTTTGCAAAGCGTGCTGTCATGCTGCGTTGGGACTATCTCAATGGTGCCTATGTCCCTGAGGAGACACCGACAGGCAGCTATGCTGACAGCACCACTGTGACGCAGGCGCTGACAGCACAACGCAGCAGTGACACACTCACGGATGCATGGACAGTGTTCAACAGAGTGCAGGAGAATGTCTTGCGTGGTAATGTCTTCATCAAGTCCATCACGGATAAAAATGGACTCAGGGAACGCAAAGCACGACCCATTGCTTCCATCAGCGAACATGTCGCTGTCAATCAATCAATTTTCGATCTTGCAGGAGTGTTGTGATGCATTTCAATAGCATGAATATTCACGGTGTTGCTCATGTCAGTGTTGAGAAGCGACGCCTTGAATCTGCTGATGTCAACATCGTTGATGTCAAAGTGTTGGCAGATGACGGCAATGAGTTTGTGTTGACGCTGTTCTGCAGCACCAACAGAGATGACATTGACGTTGTTGTGAAGGGGTTGTGATGTCTGAAGAAGAACTTCTACACTACGCAGCTAAGGCTGTTGGCTATACTCTTGTTGGTCATTACGATGCCAGCAATAGATATTGGCCTTGGTGTGTTGAGCTTGGAAACTATTGGTTTCCATCGGAAATTAGTGGTGATGCACTACGTCTACTTGTGCATCTACGCCTAGAGCCTAGATTTCTAGACATGGATAACCTATACGGCCCTCCTCGCATCACCTTCCACAACATAAGTGGATTTATTCAACTGGTTGATGATGATGGTGTAGAAGCAGCTATGCGTCTCGCCATCACCAGAGTAGCAGCAGAGATAGGTAAAGCAAAGGAGAATGAATAATGAGCACCAACTACTACACCGCAGAAAACTACTGTGACCATTGCAAACAATACAAAGTAGACCTCCACATTGGCAAGAGTAGCGGAGGATGGTGTTTCTCTTTCCAAGGATATCGATGGATGTCATTGACTTCCTGGTCGGCATGGAAGGACTACCTCAAGGACAAACTCATCATGGATGAGTATGGTGAGAAGGTAGACTATGCATCCTTTGTTGACCTCATTGAGAAACACAAATCACCATCATCACCCTATGTCAAATTCCATCACAATGAGGAAGGAAGGAAAAAGGGATGGTTTAATTCTGAACATGATTGGGATGATGCTGAAGGGTTTCCGTTTTCAGCTAGGGAGTTTTCATGACTATTCCGTTTCTTCGTTCAATGCAGGATTTCGACGAAAAAAAGGAACAGCCTCATGCAGCCGTGTAAAGGAGAAGAACGCATGAGCAAGCTACACAAAGCCGCCCAGCAGGCGCTGGAGGCGTTGGAGTTCATGGCAGACGAATGGGGCTTTACGCAAAAGGCGAACAGACCTGAACGATGGCAAGCAATCGAAGCCCTGCGAGCCGCGCTGGCGCAGCAGGATGAGCCAAAGGGAGGGGGCAACTTGCCACCCCCCTTGCAGGCAGAGCCGGTGGAGGAGCCGGTGGCGTGGCAGTGGTTGAACACTGCACACTTCCGCAAGAATCTGCCAGTCAATGCTGAATCGGGTGCATGGAATCCACTTTACACCCGCCCACCCCGCCGCGAGTGGCGGGGACTGACGGAGGAGGACGTCGCGCAAAACCTCCGGTCAAGGCATGACGCCGCCAAGCTCCTTGAGGAGCGCAGGCAGGAGATAACGCAGCCCCCCGAAGCCCTGCGCCATGCTCAGGAACTTGATCGGCGGGGGCTTCTGGAAGAAGCAGCCGAACTGCGCCATCTGCATTACGAGAACGAGCGGCTGCACCAGATCAACCAGTCCCACGAGATGAAGCTGTCCGTGCGAGGGTATGAGATACAGATTGCGGATCTGAAACCACGCGAGAAACTCGCTCACTGGATGCGCAGCATGGGCTACGCGACCGGCCACGGCGACACGATAGAGGATCTTCTGGACCACCTCGGCACGCAGATTGCCGAGGGACTGAAGGCCGAGGTGATGATGGAGCGCGAGGCGTGCGCCAAGGAGTGCGACGCCGTATCCGCAAGCGCAGACAAAGCTGCTGTGGATGGGCAGTACCTAGTCATCAGGAATGGGGCCGAAGCTCGGCGCTGCGCTGCTGCCATTCGAGCAAGGGGGAAGCCATGAAACTTCGTGCTTTCCTGCGCGGCTTCGCCAACGGACTGGCACTGCTGCCGCTGTGGCGGTGGATAAGGGGCAAGACATGACTGACAGAGAACTACTGGAACTTGCTGCGAAGGCGGCGGGGTTGCTTGAGATGGCTGTCGGTGACAAAGACATTCAACGGTATTTATTGAGATGGAACCCCCTCACCGACGACGGCGATGCGCTGCGGTTGGCGGTGAAGTTGAAGATGACCATGGATGTAACAGATAAGGCATCTGGGGCTGGTGCAATAGGTCTTAAGTGGTGCTCAGAGCCTTGCAAAGACGACCCCTACGCCGCCACCCGCCGCGCCATCGTGCGTGCTGCGGCTGAGATCGGGAGGGGCAAGACATGAAACAACGCACCAGAATCAGAAGACTCAAGGCTCGCCTCTACCCGTTGTGGATCTACGCATATTGGTGTAAGCCCACTGAAGTCACGCTAAGCGCTGCTCTGCGTGAGTTTTACGCCAAGGCGCGGGCAGAGATGGAGAACATGCCATGAACACCACCACTCGACGCTATCCAAGAACAATGTTGGAAGCCTGGCCCACTCGACACCCCTATGCCATTGAACGCACGGTGAAGCCTGTGTCATTCAAAGGTGTTGTCTTATTCTGCATCCTTGGTGTAGCATTGGGCATTGTTGCAGCACTCATGTACGTAGGAATATGATGAAGAAAATCACCTTGTTCTGGCTAACCATCAAGAGGCGTGAGCCTTTGTTTCCAATGAAAGCGAAGCTATGAGTCAATCTATACTCGATTGGGTAACCCTACAGAATCGAATCAGCGACTACGCCGACATGCAAGACAAACTCATTGCTGTGTTAGATAACATCATCTTTGAAGCAGGCTATGCCGGCTCTGACGGGTATATGGATGGTGTCATTCACAGCGATAACATCTACACAGCAGTAGCACTCATCAGAGAAGCGAGGCGAATGTGATAGTGTGTACATGTGGTCACAACGTAGACAGCTATGCCGACACAGCCACCATTGTCCTAAAGCAATATTGCCCAAGGAATGGTCCCTACATCAGCTACGTCGTCTATTGCAAACCCTGTGCTGATGAAGCAACACAGCACGGCGAAGTGCTTTTCAACGACAAAGACATTGACAACTGGCTTCAAATATCATGACAGACCTTGTCCTTCCGCGTCACGTTAAGAAAGTTGGCAACGACTTTTATTATGACCCCCCGCACAAAGCCGTTGTTGCTGGTGCTGTAAAGCGCAAGAGGAGCAAAGACTATGATGCAATAGTCAAGCACGCTGCTTTCTACAACGACAAATATGTCGAGTGGATAAAGGTGAGAGAAGAAACTCGACGCACCTACAAAGAAGGCAGAGTGACACATCTCATCAACAGCTATCTCAACAGCACAGACTATTGTGCTTTGACGCCCGGTGTCAAGAAACAATACAACATTGTTCTTCACCTGTGGCAGCACAAGCGAATTGGCGGTGTTGAATTTTTTAATGCAAAGATAGACTTCATCACAGCACCATTGGTACAGCGTATGTACGAACAGGAGTTGAAGTCTGGATCAAGGCCGCTACAGACCAACCAGATCATTTCTGTACATCGATCTGTATGGAACTGGGGCATTCGTCATGGCTTCACCACATTGAATCCCTTCAGCCACATCAAGAAAATATCTGTTGCTGCCAGGAAGATGATGTGGCAGCGCTCACAGGTGTTGTCGGTGTTGAATGCTGCATTCAGCAAATGGGAATGGAGAAGTGCTGGCATCATCTTTTATTGTCTCTATGAATGGGGACAGCGTGTCAGCGACATCCTCAATCTCAAGTGGTCCTCTGTTGACCTGAAGAATAAAACAGTGACGATACAGCAGAGCAAGAAAGGCGTCACTGTACGCTTGCCAATTTCTGATGGTCTTGCTAACATCCTTCAGCAGCAGTACAAAGAACATCCCTGCCGCACCTATGTTGCTCCTCGACATCGTTCTGCGGACAAACGCGATTGGGTGCCTTACACTATCGTCACCATCATGTATCACTTCAGAGAAATATGCGAGGTTGCTGGCATCCCTCAGGAGCTACAGCTTCGTGATCTTCGACGCACAGCCATCACTGAAGTCATTGAGAATGGTGGTGACCTGTTGACAGTGATGATGATGTCAGGGCACCAGAACGCTGCTAGTGTGTCTCCGTACTTTGTCCATACGCTGAAGGGCTCAACCAAGGCCCAACAGATCCGAGAGTTTCCATCAACTCTTATCAATCCCAACCTGCTAAAGGAAACGATGAATGAAAAATTTTCTGCAATTGCAGCAGCTTGAAGACCCCATCATGCATATGTGGTCTTTGGACCAGGACGTTCAACTTATTCGTAAGGCTCTTCTTGATCGAGAAGAAACACCGAGTGAGGATGACATTGACAACTATCTACTTGCCATCATCAGCCTTATCAACCTGCGTTGTGGCGAGTTGATGAATGTCTATGAAGGTCTGCTGAAGGAGATGCACAGCCATGGGCGTAAAGAGTGTGACGATATGCTGTGAGGATGCCTATGAGGCTTCTCACATGCTAGACTGGTTCAAATACTATGCCACTTGTGAAGACATCCGTGAACACATCAAAGGAAGACTCAAGCATTGTGATCTCACCAAAGAAGCAGACGACGAACTCGGCGCTGTTGCGGCTCTCCTCTACCCCCGTGAAGAGGAATGAGCATTGGCCTTTCCTGTACTATCAAGACAGTGAAGGGAAGATGTGGCACAACCCTGTGAAGCAGTGTAGTGAGTATGTTGCTTCACAGCGGTATGTCGGAGAAGCACTGCTATGAAGAACGATGACGATGACGAAGACTACACCTTCATCATTCTTCTGGTGGCTTTGATGGCTGCGTGGTATTCAGCGATGTATATGGGTGGTTTCTATGGTGGAAGTTAAGACAGCAGCAGAGATAGCTGCTGAGAGGGTTCAGCAGGTAACGTCACCATCTGGTGGTGTATCTGTTGATGACTATCGTCTGTTCAAGGAAGACACCATCAGACACATCAAAGAATTGAGGACAGCCATAAAGGCTTTACAAAGATCACTAGATAAGAAACAACAACAATGACATTCGTCAGGCTACACGTTAGCTGCTCAGATTGTGGCAGCAGCGATGCACGTAGCATCAACGAAGACGGCAGCAGCTTTTGCTTTGCATGTAATACGTTTACAGAAAGTGATGGCTCTGCCGTCATTCCTTCCACGTCAAAGAAAAGGATGAATGTGAACCTTGCACCAATATTTGAGGACAACGAAGCCTGCTCTGTCACAGACAGGCGTCTTACTCGATCAACGTTGGAGCGCTATGGTGTTGTCAAAGACAAGACCAATTTCTATTTTCCCTACCATGACAAGGACGGCACTCTCGTTGCTGCCAAGGTCAGGGCTGTTGCTGAGAAGAAGTTTCACAGCATTGGAGAGCCTGCACAAGCTGCGTTGTTTGGACAACATCTCTACAGCAACGGTGGTAAGTACGTCACCATCACTGAAGGTGAGTTTGATGCTCTAGCGGCCTTCCAAGCCACAGGAAGCAAATGGGCTGTCGTCAGCATCCGCAGTGGTGCTGCGGGTGCCTTGAAAGATTGCAAAGCCTCGTATGAATGGCTCAACAGTTTCGAGTCCATCGTCATCTGCTTTGACAACGATGAGCCAGGCAAGAAAGCAGCGAAGGAAGTAGCAGAGCTTTTCGGCAACAAAGCAAAGGTGTTTAAGCACGACGTCGATATGAAAGACGCCTGTGATTACACCGCTGCAAACAAAGAGGCTATATTCGTTCAACGCTGGTGGGCTGCTGAAGCCTACATCCCCGATGGCATTGTTGCTGGCAACACGTTGTGGGATTTGGTGTCTACACCACCAGCACCAGCACAATGTATGTATCCATGGGATGGGTTGAATAAACTCACCTATGGCATTCGACATGGTGAACTTGTTACCATCACTGCTGGCAGTGGGTTGGGGAAGAGTCAGCTACTGCGTGAAATCGTTTGGCATTTGTTGGGGAATACAGATGAGAATGTTGGGTTGATGTTCATGGAGGAAGGCATCAGGAAGACTGGTCTTTCGATGATGTCTCTTGCAGCGAACAAGCCTCTACATCTCCCAGACACCATCAGCGATGAAGAAGAAAGAAAGGACGCTTTTGAAAGAACGTTGGGCACAGGTCGTCTGTATCTGTTCAACCACTTCGGATCAAACAACATTGACACCATCGTCAACCGTGTGCGCTATCTAGCAAAAGCCCTCAACTGCAAATACATTGCCCTAGATCATATATCTCTGGTGGTGTCTTCGCAAGAGAACGGTGATGAGAGAAAAGCCATTGATGAGTTGATGACGAAGCTACGAATGGTTGTCCAGGAAACCTTCATCACCTTGTTTGTGGTGTCACACCTGAAGCGCCCTGATGGTGGTAAAGGACACGAAGAAGGCGCGGTGACAAGCCTTGCTCAGCTTCGTGGCAGTGCCAGCATTGCACAGCTTAGTGACATGGTGATTGGTCTTGAGCGAAACGGACAAGCAGAAGACTTGATGGAGAGGAACACCACAAGGCTTCGTGTGATGAAGAACAGGTACAACGGCGACTGTGGCCCTGCCTGTGCCTTGCTCTACAACCGACAAACAGGTAGGATGTTGGAAGTTGAGGATGTTGAGAGTGAGGAAAATGTCTTGTAATAAGTATTAGATCATGCTATAACAGCATCTGGTCAACATATAAAGACCGAACTAAAGGAGTGATCAGATGCTTACTTGTAGAAAGTGCAAAAAAGAACTACCACCAGAAAAATTTGGTATTGTATACAAAACCCTAGCAACGGGGGAGAGAAAAGGATACAGACAAACTGCTTGTATGGTTTGTTGGAGAAACAGCTATTTAAGCAGAGAAGGAAAAAGAGACATACATCGAGAAGGTAGTAAAAACTGGTACTACAACAACCCTGAAAAAGCTAAAGAACAAAGACTCAGAAAATATAAAATAAGCCTTGAAGAATACAATTTGATGAGGCTACAACAAGAATACAAATGCGCCATATGTGAAAGAAGTGAACAAGAAGTTGAACAAGGAAGAGCCAAGAGCACTGAAACAGCTTTACAAGTAGATCATTGCCACACTACAGGTGCTGTAAGGGGTTTACTCTGTACTAACTGCAACACAATGCTTGGTAAATCAAAAGACAATGTAGGTGTGCTTCAAAAAGCAATTGAATACCTACGCGACAAGGAAACAGTGCTATGAATGACATCTTCTACGCCCTAGCCAAAGAAGCTGAGACACTGGCTTATGCTGAGCTTCTAGGTATGCCAAAGACCTCCCATCCTTGGGAGGACATCTTCAGACAGAAGTATGGGGAGCTTGTTGTGAACAAATGTGTTTTACTTGGCAATTTCGCATATGAAAGTGACACGTATCCGGGCGCTGTCATTAAAGAACATTTTGAAATGGAGGTAGTGAAATGAACAACGACATCATTGAAACTCTAGTGAAAGAGACTGACAATGAGATGGGATATCATTTTCCTGTCTATGCGGCAGACGATCTAGAGTGGGAAAAGAAGTTTGCTGAGGCCATTGTCAACCTGTGTGCTGCCATTGCGCACCACCACTGCCGATGGCATGGACACACAGCGGCTCAGGAAATGAAACAACATTTTGGAATGGAAGAAACAAAATGACACCACAACAAACTTTAGAAGAAGTGTTAGCGTTCCTACGCATCATGCATGAAACGTCAAAACACAATCACAACTATTACGCCCATGCAGCGCTGCGTTTGAACGAACACTTCCACGGACACGGTGGCATCTTCACCAACGACACAGAGAAGCGAAAGCCCTACACATGATCTTTCTCGACATCGAGACAAATCTGAAGCATGACACCATCTGGCTTTGTGTGACAAAGAAAGACGGAGTCACCAGAACTTGGAAGGAAAGGACAGGACTACAGAACTATCTCGATGGTGAAGAAGTGTGTGCCCATAACGGCATTGGGTTTGACTTCCCTGTGCTGGAGAGGGTGTGGAAGGTGTGGATACCTCAGCATCAGCAGGTTGATACGTTGGTGATGTCTAGGCTGTACAACCCAGAGCTACTACCGCCTGAGGAAGATCCAAAGGCTGGTAAGCATTCGCTGAAGAGTTGGGGCATCCGCTTTGGAAACGCCAAAGGCGATTTCACTGACTTTGATGGTGGTTGGTCACAGGAGATGGAAGACTATTGCGTTCAAGACGTCAACGTCCTCGAGCAGCTATACAACCATCTTAAGGAAGAGATGAAGTCTATGGGCTTCAACGACAAGAGCATTGAACTAGAACACCAAGTTGCTCACATCTGCAAAAGGATGGAAGACAATGGATATTCGCTGGATGTCCCGAAAGCTCAAACTCTTATGGCTTCATTGTCAGGTCGAATGGCTGACATTGAGAATCGCCTACAAGACGTATGTCCACCGACGTATGAGGAAACTAAGACACCGGAATATTGGGAAGTAGTTGATGAGAAATGGCGTGAGCATAAGGCACCAACGAAGACAGCGCTGCTAGAGATGCTGAAGGAAGCCGGTGTTGACAAGCCTAACAAGCTCATCAAGGAAGCTCTGCCAGGCCCGTTGAAGGTAAAGGTACATCCATTCAATCCTGGCAGCAGGCAACAAATTGCAGAGCGTCTTCAATCCTTTGGTGTTGAGCTAACAGAGAAGACAGAGAAGGGCTCTTGGATAATTAATGAAGATGTCCTAGCAGGCATTGACAAGCCTGAGGCTAAGCTGCTCAATGAATATTTGATGGTTCAGAAGAGGGTGTCAATGATCAGTAGCTGGCTTGATGCTGTGCAGGACGACGGCAAGGTTCATGGCTCCATCATCACCTGTGGTGCTGTCACTGGTAGAGCTACACACAGCAGCCCCAACATGGCACAGATTCCTAACGTGTCTTCACCGTATGGACCAGAGTGCAGAGAAGTGTGGTATGCAGGTAAAGGACGCAGCCAAGTCGGTGTTGACTTGAGTGGCATTGAGCTACGCTGTCTTGCTCACTATCTGAACGATGATGGTTGGACAAATGAGTTGTTGAAGGGTGATGTGCATTGGATGAATGCACAGAGCTTTGGGCTGGTGCCTAAGGGGACGGTGAAGGAAGACAACGCAGAGCACAAGCGCATCCGCAATCTAACAAAGACGTTGACTTATGGGGTGTTGTATGGTGCTGGTGCTGAGAAGGCAGGCTCTATTGTTGGTGTGAGCAGCACCAAAGGAAAGAAGCTCATCGACAACTTCATCAACAACACACCCGGCCTTGCTCCTCTGAAGCAGAAGCTGTCTAAGTTTGTGAAGAAGGGTCATGTGCCAGGCTTGGATGGCCGTCGCATTCGCATCAGAAGCGACCATGCTGCGTTGAATACGTTGCTCCAAGGGGCAGGTGCCATCATCGCCAAGCAATGGCTTGTAGAGGCTGATAGGCTGCTCCGTGAGCACAACGTAGACGCTAAGCTGATGGCGTGGGTGCATGACGAAGTTCAATATTCTGTGTTGCCCGCACAGGCAGAGCAGGCGGCTAGGCTCATTGAAAAAGCTGCCAACATTGCTGGTGAGGTGCTACAATTTCGCTGCCCTGTTGACGCCGAAGGTAAATGTGGGGCAAACTGGCGAGAATGTCATTGATGCTTGATCGGTTGCCTGTGTTGTAGATACAGCACAGAAGGCTCGGACATCCGGGCGGCAGCAACGCTGGACTATCGTAACCAGCAACACGAAGCCACAGCGTGTTCAATTCTGTGGCACAACTTGAGGAAGTGAAAATGGATTCAGTAAAGCTCAAAGCTGTTGTGATGTGGTGTCAGAACAAGGAACCGAATGAGATGTCTGGTAAGTATCAGATCAACCTCACTCAACTCTCTGACGCTGCTGTTGAGGCTCTGGAGAAGCTCAACATTGAGGTGAAGGAAAAGGACGACAGCGGTAAGTACATCACTTGCAAGTCTTCTACTCCCATCAAAGTCTTGGACGAAGACGGTGATGAGATCAACGAGAAGATCGGCAATGGCAGCAAGGCCAAATGCATTGTCACTAGCTATGAATGGAAGTACAAGAATAAGAAAGGCGTGTCCCCTTCGCTGAAGAAGATTGTCATCACTGAACTCATTGAGTTCGGCGGTGCTGGTGGAACCATTGACGACGACGAAGCTCTCTGATGTTTCGCATCAAACTGCCGTCTGAAGAGGATGTGTCTGTCCTTATTCAAGCTCTGAGAATGATTGGCAAGCATCATCTTGCTGGCTACATCGTTCAACAGATGCAAGAGCAACAAGGACACATCATTGATGACGCTAAGTTGGTGCGAGAGGTGAAAGAGTGATAGCGCTCCTGGACGCTGACACTATGGCGTATAGGGCAGCAGCGGCGTGTGAAGAAGAAGACGTCAAAGTTGCCTATCACACTGTAGACAGCATCGTAACAGGAGCGTTGTTATCGTGCGACTACGTTGATAGATGGTATGACCAATGGAAGCTGTATCTATCTGGAGACACCAACTTCAGAAAAGCCATAGCCACCACTGCACCATACAAAGGCAACAGAACACAGCCTAAGCCAAAGCATCTGAAGAAGGTGAAGGCTTATTTGAAGAAGCAATGGAAGGCTGTTGTTGCTGTCAACGAGGAAGCAGATGACCTCATCGCCATCGAATCAACCAAGCTACAACATCAATGCTGCATCATCAGCGTTGATAAAGACTTCAAGCAAATACCTACTCACTTCTACAACTACGTCAAACGAGAACATCTCTTCATCACTCCCGATGAAGCCATCAAATTCTTCTATCAACAAATCTTGATGGGAGATTCTGCTGACAACATCATCGGCATCAGAGGCGTTGGTCCTGTGAAGGCTGCTAGGATGTTGGAGGAAATCAGCACAGAAGTAGATATGTTCAATGTCTGTGTTGAAGCCTATGAAGGAAACGTAGACAGAGTTGTTGAGAATGGTAGGCTGCTCTGGCTTAGGCGCTACAAAGGACAAATGTGGACACCACCGACAAAGGAACAACAGTGAAGGACAATGTCAATCATCCTCCACACTACACCGCCCATCCCAGCGGAATTGAGTGCATAGAAGTGACAGAGCACATGAGCTTCTGTGTAGGTAACGCTGTCAAATATCTATGGCGTGCTGATCACAAAGGCAACGACATTGAAGACCTACGTAAAGCCGCCTGGTACATCAACAGGGAGATTGAGCGTAGGGAGGAGGAAGGGCTTGTCACTATTCCTGACCTTCCTATCCGCAGCACAGAACCCTTTGGATGGTGAAGCTACGCAACAGCGGACAATGGACAGAGGCTAGGTTCCGTAGCTTTGTTGTCAGTGCTTTACGTTCAGCATCTCATCGGTGGCCTGTCAAATGGCGTGTGCTGAAGGATGCTGAAGTAGGTAGACAGATTAACAAAGACACTGGTAAACTAGCCCTGCACTATCGATGTGCTCAATGCAGCGGTGTCTTTACATCAAAGAACATTGCTGTAGACCACATCGATCCTGTTGTTGACCCTAAGCAGGGCTTTGTCAGTTGGGACGTATTCATCGAAAGGTTGTACGTCGAAATGGACAAATTGCAGGTGCTTTGTAAAGAATGCCACACAAAGAAGACACTTCTTGAACGAAAGGAAAGAAAGAAATGAACGACATCACACTAAAGCTGGACTACGACATAGCCTATGGACTCTTCAAAACGCTACTCAAGCGAGACTACTTTGAATTGAAGGAAGAAGCTGAAGGCGATGATTTTGAGAACAAGCACCCCGAAGATCAGCTTGTGACGTTGAGGACGATGAAGGGAATGGAAGTATTGTTTGACTACTACTTCACCAGCGATGAAGCACAAGACATCAAGAACGGCATCGATCCTGAAGACCGCTACATCCGCACCTAAGGAGAACAGAGATGAAGATTCATGAAGTTGTTGAACAGGAAGACGGCAGTGCTTTGCTGATCTATGAATTGACTTCTGAAGAAGTACAGCTCATTCTTAGTACCACCATCACAAAAGCCCTGACAGAGTTTGTTGAAAAGATGGACAAGGCTACAGTTTCTATTAAGGAAGTAGACGATGACGGCAAGAGCGAAGCTGATCTGGGCAACGCCTAACCTAGAGAGCGTCGTTGCCTATTGTGCTCGGGTAAGCAATCCCAGCAATCAAAGCAACGACGCAACAGCAGGTAAGTTGTTGCGCTATTGCATGAAGCATGGACATTGGTCTGTGTTTGAAATGGGCAACATCTGTATAGAACTGGAAACAACAAGAGACATTGCTAGGCAGATTCTTCGACATCGCAGCTTCAGCTTTCAAGAGTTTAGCCAGCGCTATGCTGAAGTCACTGACTACAGCGTCGGTGAAGCCAGGCTACAAGACAACAAGAACAGACAAAATTCCATCCCCACTGAAGACCGAGAGCTAACACGCTGGTGGACAGAGCAGCAAGTGTCGGTGTGGATCAAGGCTAGACAGGCTTATGAGCAAGCGCTGGCAAATGGTGTAGCAAAGGAAGTGGCTCGGAAGGTGTTGCCTGAAGGGCTGACGATGTCGAGGATGTATGTCAATGGTACAGTACGAAGCTGGTTGCATTACATTGATGTTCGATGTGATGTTGCTACACAAAAGGAGCACAGAGATGTAGCAGAGCAGTGTAAAGAAATTGTCTACAATCTTTTACCTTCATTAAAGGAGAAGGTGTGAATGAGTTGGCTCTTTTCGCAGGCGCTGGTGGAGGAATTCTTGGGGGACATTTGCTCGGATGGAGAACCGTCTGCGCCGTTGAATGGGAACCCTATCCAGCAAGCGTACTTGCCGCCAGACAGAATGACGGCGTTCTCCCGACTTTCCCAATTTGGGATGATGTTCAAACCTTTGACGGAAAACCGTGGAGAGGAATTGTTGACGTCGTATCTGGAGGCTTTCCGTGCCAGGACATATCAACAGCAGGAAAAGGTGCTGGAATCAACGGAGCAAGAAGTGGAATGTGGTATCACATGGCACGAATCATCGGAGAAGTACAACCAAAATATGTCTTCGTTGAAAACAGCCCAGTCCTACGTACTAGAGGACTTGTCAGAGTTCTCAAAGACCTTGCCTCGCTCGGGTATGATGCAAGATGGACAGTATTGGGAGCAGCCGACGTCGGTGCTCCGCACAAAAGAGATAGGATGTGGGTTGTGGCCCACTCCAACAGTCTGCGGCAAATACAATCGCAAGGGAGCCAGCGCGACCAGCGGGGATGGTTTAGCGACGGCAGTGAAGATGTGGCCAACACCTCAAGCACAAGATGCAAAACACAGCGGCAAGAACACAGAGAACAGGATAAATCAAGGAAGACAGTTGCAGCTTGCCCACACAGCAGGTATTGGTGGCAAACTGAACCCAACGTGGGTAGAGTGGCTAATGGGATGGCCGCTCGGGTGGACCGACTTAAAGCCATTGGTAACGGACAAGTCCCCCTATGTGCCGCAGAAGCCTTCAAGCACTTGTCACAACAGTTTACCTGACGGCAGCTACTACGGAACCAACACAGCATGAAACAGCTTATGATTGATCCACCATCGGGGTGGAGATATGGGTTTCCTAGAGTCATCCCTGACGGTGTGACAGACCATCAAGCATGGTTGATTGAGAATGGTTATCCATCTTCACTCATCGATGAATTTGGTGAGCACTTCTATTGCAAGTATTGGTATGTGGGCACAGATGATGAATGACTTTGACACCTACCAACAGCAGTCTTGGAAGTTTGCGCTTGACTCAGCTAAGAACAATGAATATCTATTCAATGGCTTAGCTGGTGAAGTTGGAGAAGTTTGTAGCCTTCGTGCTAAAGCCATTAGAGACGGTTATTCAGACAACTACACAGAGATGCTGAAGAAAGAGCTTGGTGATGTCTTGTGGTTTGTCTCAAGCATTGCTAAGATGTATGACATCCCGTTGTCTGACGTGGCTATGTACAACATCAACAAGCTATACTCTCGTCAACAACGTAACGTCATAGGAGGTAGTGGAGACGAACGATAATGTGATATAACCACCGACCCCGTTTTGTTAAGGCAGCAGAGATGCTGCCTTTTGTATCTGTGAGGAAGAATAAATGACACCATATCAAACCTACATTGCAAAGAGCCGCTATGCACGTTTCCTTGATGACAAAGGACGCCGTGAGCATTGGCATGAAAGCGTCAAGCGCTATTTCGATTTCATGCAGACTCATTTGAAGAAGAACCACAACTACGACATCCCTGCTGATCTGCGGCAGAAGCTGGAAACAGAGATGGTAAACCGTGAGGTGTTGCCGTCTATGCGTGCCATCATGACCGCTGGTGAGGCTCTGGAGCGTCAGAACGTTGCTGGTTACAACTGCTCCTATATGCCCATTGACGACGCTAAGGCGTTTGATGAAGCCATGTACATCCTGCTGTGTGGCACTGGTGTAGGCTTTAGCGTGGAACAAAAGTATGTCAACAAGCTCCCTGAAGTACCTGATCGTCTCTTTGACTCTAACACTGTGGTTGTTGTCAAGGACTCCAAGGAAGGTTGGGCAAAGTCTTTGCGTCAAATCATCGCCCTTCTTTATGCAGGCGAAATCCCAAAATGGGACGTCTCTGCTGTGCGTCCCTCAGGCACACGATTGAAGACCTTTGGTGGGCGTGCCAGTGGGCCTGGTCCGCTGGAAGACCTGTTCAAGTATGTTGTTGCCAAGTTCAAAGGCGCTGTCGGCCGTAAGCTGACCAGTCTTGAGGCACATGACATCTTGTGCAAGATTGGTGAAGTTGTTGTGGTTGGTGGTGTTCGTCGTAGTGCAATGATTTCATTGTCTGATCTCAGCGATGATCGCATGGCGCACGCTAAGGCAGGAAGTTGGTGGGACGGCAACGGTCAGCGTGCTCTTGCAAACAACAGCGCTGTGTATGACAGCAAGCCTGATGTCGGTAAGTTCATGCGTGAGTGGTGCTCCATCTATGACAGCCACAGTGGTGAGCGAGGCATCTTCAGCCGCTATGCAAGTGATCTCCAAGCAGCTAAGAATGGAAGGAGAGAACTAGGACATGAGTGGGGTACGAACCCTTGCAGCGAGATTATTCTTCGTCCTTATCAATTCTGCAATCTATCTACCATTGCTGTTCGTAGCGGTGATACTGTGGAGCGATTGGCTGATAAGGTTGCTATGGCAACGATCTTGGGCACCTTTCAATCGACGATGACCAACTTCCCATATCTGCGAAAGATTTGGCAGACCAACACAGAACAAGAGCGTCTGTTGGGTGTGTCTATGACGGGCATTCTTGACAATGCTCTTCTGAACAACCCGGACAATCCTGAGTTGCCTGCTATTCTTGAACGTCTGAGGGCCATCTCCGTTGAAACCAACGCCAAGTTTGCTGCTGACATTGGCATCAACGTCTCGGCTGCTATCACCTGTGTCAAGCCTGAAGGAACAGCATCACAACTGACAGGCACTGCCAGTGGTATTCATCCACAACACTCTGCCTATTACATCCGTCGTGTCCGCAGTGACAACAAAGATCCTCTGACGGATTTCATGAAGCAAGCAGGCTTCCCCGCTGAGCCTTGTGTGATGAAGCCAGAAAGCACCACTGTCTTCTCCTTCCCGATGAAGTCAGATGGTGATGCTGTTCTGCGCGATCACATCGATGCTTTGAAGCATCTGAAGCTGTGGTTGATGTTCCAACGTCACTGGTGTGAGCACAAGCCTTCTGTGACCATCTCTGTGAAGGAAGAGGAATGGCCTGCTGTTGGTGCTTGGGTGTGGCAACACTTCGATGAAATCACTGGCGTTAGCTTCCTTCCATATGACGGAGGCACTTATCGCCAGGCTCCATATGAGGAAATCAATGGAGATCAATACGAAGAGATGCTGAAGCTAATGCCAACCGACATCAATTGGGACGGTTTCCTAGAGATGACGGACAACGTTGAGGGAATTCAGATGTTGTCCTGTACCGCAGGTAGCTGTGAAATTCGCTAATCAGTAACAAACAGAGGGCTATAATGGCCCTCTTTTCATTTGTAGGAAGGAGATTTATGGTAACGAAGAAGAGGGCAGCTTTGTTTGAAGGCAACGGTGAAGCGCCTCCAGCGCAGCGAACAAACTCTCTTAAGGTGAAGCTAGACGACATGTCAACGATTCAGCCTAAGAGTGATACACAACGTGATTTCTTTGAAGCCTATGCCAGAGGCCACTACTTCATGTGTCTTCACGGTGTCGCAGGTACAGGCAAGTCCTACATCGCCCTGTACAAAGCCTTAGAAGACGTCCTAGATAGGTCTACACCGTTTGGTAAGGTGGTCATCATCAGGTCTGCTGTACAAAGCAGAGAGATGGGATATTTGCCTGGTGGTGTTGATGAGAAGATGGAGGTGTACATCCAGCCCTATCGTCAAATCACAACAGACTTGTTTGCACGCAAGGACGCTTGGGACAGGCTCTGTGAGCAAGGACACGTAGAGTTTTTGTCTACGTCGTTCATCAGAGGCACCACCTTCAGCAACAGCATCATCCTCGTTGATGAGTTCCAAAACTGCAACTTTGAAGAACTCGACACCGTCATCACCCGCGTTGGACACACCAGTAAAATCATCTTCTGTGGTGATGTACGTCAGACTGATTTGAAGAAGAAAGACGATAAGTCTGGCTTGAACAAGTTCTTGAACATTGCTGGTGCTATGAAGCAATTCAGTAAATTTGAGTTCACTGTAGATGACATCTGCCGCAGCAGCTTGGTGAAGGACTACATTGTGGCTAAGATGCAATATGAAGATGGAGAACAACAATGAGCATCATGATTAATTTGCGTCAAGGAATTGGCTTTGACATTGAATACAACAACGAAATTTGCTACCGTACTGACTACTACGATGATGATGGCAACGTCACCAAGCAAGATCAAATACTGTGCTACACAGGCATCATCCTCAAGATTCCTTTCTTCACCATCTTCATTGGTGACCTGTTCCCTATTGAGGAAGACAGCACCTACATCAAGAACAATAGTTGACAGCAGGGCTTCGGTGTGGCAACATCGAGGCTCTTTAACAACACCAGAGCGAGGACAGCAATGGAGATGAGAAAAATAGAGCCATCCTATGCATTCAAGGAGGGCTATTACGCCTTCAGCAGAGGATGGCTTGAGTGTAAATATTCTTTGACGTCAACACGCGGAAAAGAATGGCAACGTGGTTTTGACAGGGCCTATTTCGACAACCTTCAGAGGATCAAAAATGTTTCTAACTCCCGTAACGTCCATTGAGCATTGCAAGTCTGTCTGTGTCCAAGATTGGTCAATCTATGAGATTGAATATCGAGGAGAACTAGAACGACATATTGTTGGCTTTGACTTCACAGACATGTGGGCAACCAGGGTGTCTACAGCAATCAAGAAATTTGACATGGAGAAGATGGAGGCTGTGACACGAAGTGGACGTCATTACACTCTCTGTGGAGAGCCTAGAGAGACGATAATGGCACCCTATCCTGTGTGGCTTGATTGGTGTCACTATTGCGGTGTTGAAGACTCTGTCAATGTGACGGACGAGTATAAGAGGCATTGACAAAGAAGCGTCCATAGCTCAACTGGATAGAGCAACGCCCTTCTAAGGCGTAGGTTGTAGGTTCGATTCCTACTGGATGCGCCAAAGCTGGAGTCGCATAGCGGCAATTGCAACGGTTTTGTAAGCCGTCGGGAAACCTTCATGAGTTCGAGTCTCATCTCCAGCACCAACAACAGCGGCTGTGGTGGAATTGGTAGACACAGCAGACTTAAAATCTGCCAGCATTAAGCTGTACCGGTTCGACTCCGGTTAGCCGCACCAAAAACAAAGGCCCTTAATTGGGCCTTTTTGCTGTACAGCGAATATTGCTCTATCTTCTTAGAACAAATCCACCTTTGTTGAAGTCTTTACCAATAGCTTCAGCAATGTCAAATTCACCGTGAATGATGCGAAGTTTGTCACGCAGTGACTCTGGTCTTCTCTTCTCTGTCTTGATAAATCTATCAACAGCAGCGTCTCTCTTCTCTTTGCCAAGACCCTCAAACATCCTGTTGACACTCTTCTCAGGATTTGTTTCGAGATAGGTATCTTGTACGTTAGTCTTAGCCATGCTGATGGCTTGACTAATTCTTGACTTCATAGTCCTACGTTGTTCATTGATAGACAAAAAAGGATAAGCCTTGTCTTTGTTGACAAGATCATCCACAGCAGCCTCAACAAGAGGTGCAGCTTCTCTGATGGTGAGATTGTCTAAGGTGCGGTCGCCAGTGGACTTGTACAAGCTAAAGGAAGGAATACGCAGACGAGCTAGTTCGTTCTCTGCCACACTTGTTGGAGGAGTAGGACGAACACCTTGAAGCTGTCTCAACACCGTAGGAACCTGTTGTGGTGTTGTCTGGAACAGCGAAGGACGCTCTTCTAAGAACCCTCTAGCGCCTGGTATAGGCCCTAAGACAGGGGCTGCAACAGCGCCAGCAAAGGTGCCTAAGCCTTCTACAGGCGCTCTGGTGTCAACGACACTGTAGTCTTCCAACAAGAAGTTAACAGCGTCATAGGCGGGATTGAAGAAGTTGTCAAAACGTCCTAAGAAGTCTCCAACTTCTGTGCCTGCTTTTCTTTCAACATCTGTAGTGATACCTTCTTCAAACAGACGGGATACCCTCTCAAACACAGTATTCTGTGAGAGCGAAGACCTGCCCATGCCTGTCATAATCTCCATAAATTTCTGCCCGTCGAACTTCCTGACTCTGTTGAGTTCAAGCTGCTCAGCCTTTAGTAAAAGTTCTTGACGTCCTTTTTCGTTTAAGGCAAGACTTTCAGCTTGTTGTTTAAACTTGGTAGCCTCTTGTTGTCTTTCTTCTTTAGACATCTTCAGCGTGTACCAAAGAGTCTGAGACATGTCTCTCATTAATAAAGCAGCCTCTGCCATGTAAGAGATGTTGACAAACGGGAATAACCCACTGCCGTCTTTAATATTGCCATCATCATCTCTATACTGATGTGCTTCAAGATCAGAGTTTTCTTCTCGAAACGCCATTGCTCCGTAGATAACAGAAGTTCCAACAGTAGCGTCTAATATTTTCTTCTTTGCGTCATAAGCCAAACCAGCAGCTTTTGCTCCAAACTCATCGGCTTCTTTGTCGTTACCGGCTGCTCTAAGTTTCTCACTTTCATTCAGAAACTTCCTAGATTGTCTGAGTTCTTGAACACCGCCTAAAGCAGAGGCTGGTGTCATGCGATAGGTATATCGAATAGAGTTCAAGCTGAAGCGCATGAATGGATGAATTAGCTTACCAGGGATACCAGCTAAACCATTCCTGTTGAAAAGCTGAAGCGTAAATGCTGCTAAGTTCTCAGCAGCCCCTTCAAAGCTCTTCTCCCCCGTCTTCTTAAACTCATATGAGAAGGTTAGCTTCAGAGCATCATCGGCAGCTTCTTTAAGCAGGGCAACAGGAATAGCCTTATTATTTGCAATGAAGTCTTCGTAGTCCAAGCCAACAGCATCCATTCTGTCTTTGACAGCTTGTAAGAAGATAGGACGACGAACAACACTGTCAACGGCTCTGTTGGCAATGTTGATGGTGTTCATTACCTTTGCAACGGATGCTGGCAACCCTCTGCTATCTGTTTCAGCACCGACAGAGCTAAGCAAATTATTAAGACGAGGCTGATTCTTCAACATCAAGTCTGTAACTTCGGATGTGTAGCCAGCATCAGCCATTGTTTTAAGAACAAAGAAGCTGTCAGCAAAGGCTTCAGAGACGTCTTCTTTGGCTCTGTCTTTAGTTAGAACACCACCTCTTAGGTCATATAACATTCTTCCTGCTGTTGAATACACAGCATCAACAGTGTCGGCAGCTACCTTCAAAGGAACAGAACCAGCAAGACCAATGGCGTTTAGCACGGCAGTGGACAAGCTGGCAGTTGAAGCAGCAACGGATGTCCCAACAACCCCAGTACCAAAGTCTATTGCTTTACCTGACCAATACTCAGTGCCATAGGAAGCCCTTGACATATTCTTCAGAGCTTCTTCCAGCTTAGGATCACCCTTAGTTGCTTTGTTCAGAAACTGTGCCAACGAAGATGCTTCCTTCAACGTTGCACCGGCCTGAGACAGCGTCACTCTAAACGTCTCTAAGAACTCTTTGTTGTTGACACCAGCGCGTGCTGCTGCCTGTTGAATGGTGTCAACATCGGCTTCTTTAAGCGTGTTAGCAACAGCCTGTGTAATTCTCACTTCATTCAAATCAGGGCGAAGCAATGGGTTATCGATGTAAATCTGCTTAGCCACTTTGAAGATGTCAGCAACAGTGTTTTCATTCAACACAGCTTCAGTGACAGCACCAGGAGCATCCATCTTGTCCAGTGTTTCTTTTCTGGCTTCACGCCTAGCAAAACTATCGGCAAACAACGCTTTTCTGTTCTCACCAACAGACTTCTCCTTTGCAGCAAATTGCTTCAAGAAGTCTGCTGTTTGCTTATCAGTGAGGGCAGGCGCTCCCTTCTTACGTTGAGCCAAGGAAGCAATGCGGGCAGGAGCTTGTTCAGCCTTGATGTCTGCAACACCTTTACCACCGACAGCGCCTAAAGCAGTAGCAACACCGACAGACAAAGCTGTCTGTGCATAACTCATTTCTTCTCTAAGACCAAGTTCTTTTTCTGTACGTTGTCTTATGACATCTTGAGTACCGGCAGCACCACCTTCAACAGCGGCTGTGACACCAGTAACAGCCAAGGCTTTCTTGGTAGCGCTAACAACAGCAGGTTTCAACAGAGCTTGTTTAGTCAACCAGCCAGCAACACCACCAACATATGTCGAAGGACTAGTTAAAACCGCCCTCAACTCTTGAGTAAAGGTAGTGCCTAGTTCTTTAGCAACACCATAAGCCTGCCTCGCCACTTCCTTCTGCTCAGGCTTCGCATTCAACGCCCATGTCAGTTCATAGCCTAGCTCCATGTCATTCTTAGCCTGAGAACGCTGAAACTCCTCCACCAGCTTCACAGGCTCTTTAGGCATGGGCTTGTTGGGGAAGCGCTCCTTCATATAGCGCTGAATGATGTTGAGCTTGTCCTTCTGTGAAGCAATGTCAGAAACAGTGACAGGTGTTCCCATCTCTAGCATGGGACCAAAGCCTTCCATCTCCATCGTGGAACCAAAGCGGCCTGTGGTGTCAACATCACCTACCTCAGTGAAGGCGGCTGTAGGCATCCGTCCAGAAGGCGTAGGAGGCGCTACAGGGGCTGTAACAGGCGTTGGTGTAGGACGGGTAGGCTGAGCCTGTGCAGCGCGAACAGGGGCTGTTCTGGCGGGTTGTGGAGGCTCTTCTGTAGAGACAGAGCCTCCAAACTTCTTAGCAAGCCCTTCGTAGTCAGTCTGTACCTGACCGCCAAACTTCTTAGCAAGTTCTTCGTAGTCTGTTGCCATTAGCGGATACCTGCTGCTTTCTTAAAATCGTCTGCTGCCTTCTGATTAGGGAAGGTTGCCTTGCTTCCATTAGGTAACTCTACAGTGACTGGACCACTTGTTGTGGGAGAGGGCTGTGTTGAAGCTGGTCTAACAGGAGCAGTAGTAGCAGCGGGTGGTGTTGTTGTCTGAGACGCTGCGCCACCAACTTGTTGTCTTTGAGGTAATGAACCACGCAAACCATAGTTGTACATCACATCGCGCACAGAATCGTAAAGAGGTTGTCCCTTATCATTGAGGAGACCATAAGCTCTTAGTGCTGCTTGTGCGAAGCTGCGTTTGTCTCTCAAGATTTGTTGTTCAACCTCAGGAGTGACGCTGCTCTTCAGTCCTCTAGCCACGTAGAACTCACCGTCTCCTAAAGAAATTGTCTTAGGCTCAGAGAACAACTCAACACCATATTTTTCCTCTAGGCGTGTTTGAATAGCCTTCTCAACACTGGAGGTGATGGTGGCAACGCTCTTAGGTTTATTTCCTTCCATCGCTGTCTTGTGATTTTTGATAGCGGTATAAAGTACATCGAGTTGGGATTTGATAGCAGCGGCAGAATCAGCATCTCCTTCACTCTCAGCCATCTGAAGTTGAGATGCCAGTTTATTGGCTCTTTCATCCAGAGACTTAACAGGAGCTTCAATCTGATCTTTTAGAGCGGCTGTTTCTTCTCTAAGTTTTATCAGACGAGGGTCGTCTTTCTTAAATCTTTGTTCTGCATTGAAAAGATTCATCTGCGCTTTCTCAAACGCCTTTTCAACAGAATCAACCATAGGACCATATTGCTCTGTATTGATGGTAGCAATACCAGAGAAAGGGTCTCTCTGCAACGGCTGCATATTCTCATAAGCAAGCAGTTCTCTGGCAGAACCGGCGCCTAAGCCGCTAGCAATCTTTTCCACTCTACCGGGCTTAGCTCCAACATTGAAGCCCATGAAGCCTTCCTTCTGACCAAATGCCTGTTGCATCTGCTCTTCTGTCATTTGTGTTGGAGGAGCACCAACAGTATCAATGAGCCTCCTCACCGACTCAAACCCATTAGGAAGCCTCTTTTTAATTTCGTCTTTATTTAATTTGACGAACGTAGCAGCATCAATAGGATCACCGGCTTCTCTGCGTTCTGCAAATTGTTTTGCAATGCTGTCGTTGGAGATAAGAGCCAGTGTGATTTCTTCAGGAGTTGATTTGTCAAGCCAAGGCGTTACCTTAGACAAGCGACCAGACAGTTCTTCCTGTATTGCCTTTCTTTCTTCTTCTCTCTTCTTCTTGTTAATGGCAGCAAATTGAAGACGAGTCTTGACAAGCTCTGCATTTTCTTCTCTTTCTTTTTCAACACGTGATCCCACGCCTTGAGCAAACCCCGCCAGTGCTCCTAATAAAGCTAGTCCCATGTTTACTCCTTAGACATTAAACCACCCTGCTTTACAGCAGGAGCTTCTTTCACTGTAGCAACAGCACCGCGTAGCACTTCTCTTGCTGTCTTCTCATCAATGTCTGTTGCTTTTTCAAAGTCTTCATCTTCAACAACATACCCAACATCATTCATGTCGCCAATGGTTTTCATCAGCTCAATGATGATAGGAATAACAACAAAGCCTAAGTCTACAGTGTGAGTCCCTTTCATGATGCCTAGCTTGATGATGCCTTGCGACAGCCTCATCAAAGAGATGTTGTTCTCCATAGCCAGCAACATGCTGTCAACAGCTTCTTCTGTTGTCAATCTCTCAACGTAGTACGACACCACTTGATCCAATGTGGTGTACTGCGGCGGCTGTTCCCAAGGTCTATTACCAGGCTCTGTTGTCAAAGACATACCTGGGATGGTGGGTGATAGTGCTCCAATCATTTCTTCTTTTCCTTACGTTGACCAACGAGTTCTTGACGTTGCTTCCGAATCATTTCAATATAGTCTGCAAGCTGATCATCCAAAGCACCAGAAGACTTTGTAGGCTGCTTCATCTTAGGAGCAAGCAGTCCAGACGTAGATACAGGAAGTGTCTTGTTTCTTTTGCTGATGATGGAGTCAATGCGACCAATGAGGGATTTGTAGTTTTTCATTGATGTTGTCCTTTGTTAGTTATGGAAGAGCCTTGACAAACCCTTCAACAATACTTCCCCACAAACCAGCTTCAGCAGCTTCTTCAGCAGCAGCGCCTCTAATTTCTGAGATTAACAGCTCTGCTCTTCTATCTTCATTCTTCTCAAAGCTCTGCCACATCTTCTCAATCTGATCTCTGAAAAGCTGTGTCTCATTATTGTACTCAGCCAACGTCATCTGCTGCAAATTCTGAGCACCTAAATACAGAGCAGCATTAAGAGCAGCGGTGTCAGCAGTGCTTACTTCTCTACGCCATTGAGCATTGCTCTGATCGATGACGAGACGCTGCGTAGAGTTAAACTGATCCCTCAGGTTTTCTTGTTCAGTGTTGAACTTTGTGACTGAGTTCACTTGATCTGTACTAAACTGAGCTAGAGCATTACGCTGAGCTACATTAAACTGAGATATTGTAGAAGCAAGAGTCGCCATGAACTGATCTACCTGAGTCTTATTTGCTGCGTTAAACTGTTTAGCAGCATTCTCAGCCGCTGTGTCAGACAACAATGACTGTACAAGTTGCTCTGTCTTAAACAGTGTTGTCTTCTGCTCTCTGTCGTAGTTTGCCATATCCATTGCCAAGAAAGACTGAGCATTTGTAACAGCAGCTTGCTGTAGGTTGGTTAGGTTGGTGGTTTCTAACGTAGCCATCTGAGCCGCTTTAGCGATGACAACAGCTTGTCTATTCTCTAAGTTTGCCAAATCCACAGACTGAGCCAGCCTAGCGTTCTCTAACGCAATTTGTTGTTTAGCTGTGAAGTTGATATTGGCAACGTCAGCAATGCGAGCAGCATTCTTCACCTTCACTTCAAACTCTTGGTTGAACTCTTGTTCTAAGAAAGCGGCTCTTTGTTGTGCCGCCAGCACAGCCATTGCTTGTCTGTTGCTTAAATTTTGCTCAGCCATTGCTTGATAGGCTTTAGCATCGGTAGTTGCAATAGGTAAGGCCGACTCAATAGCTGCTTGGACAATAGCAGCGCCTGCCATAGAAGAAGCGCTTAAGCCTCTCTGTGCCATTGTGGCTGTAGCTACACGCAGAGCGCCAGCGGCCCAGCCAGGAGGATTCTTAGCATCAAAATTTGCTGTGAGCTTCGTAAGCTGGCCCTGTACGGTCATGTCTTCAGAGACAACCCCTTGTGCAGCTTCTTCCTTTGTCTTGGCAATGGCTTCATCAACCTTAGCCATATTGACAGCAGATTTGTCCAAAAGCTCACCAGCACCTACAGTGAGTTCAGGAGGTGCTTGAACCTCTCTAGCTTTATCAAGCTGTTCTGCTTCTAGGTCGGACAGAACAGTCTCTGTAGGTTCTTTTTGTGCTGCATCAACTTGAGCTTCTTTGCTGACAGTGCCTTTTACAGCTTGAACACCGCCTTCAGGTTTGAAGGTTCTGACATATTCTTCATATCCTTCTCGTGCGGCATCAATAGGTTCTCCATCGGGCCCTATTCTTATAACAGCAGGAAAAACCTTATCTTTACTCCACTCTTCAAAGCTAAGTGGCTTGGTTCCCTCTAATACACCTTTAACACCTTCAGCAGACTTAGACGCCTCCATTGTCGTTGCTGTGATAGCAGCAGGCATCTTTGCTTCTTCAGCCGTTGCTGTCTTAATATCTGTCACCGTCTTAGCAGTGCCAGCACCCCCTACACCCGAGATGTCTTGCCCCGGTGTAATTGATGTCGTTGCAGGGGTGAAGCCAGCAGCAGCACCTGGTGAAGGTGTACCAGTGCGTCCTTGTTCTTCGCTGAGGGTGACACCGCCCCCACCTTGTACAGAGCCTGTTTGGTTTGGTTGAACGGTGGAAGGGAATGGACCCGTCTCAGAAATTTGCTGGGACACCTCAGGAGAAACAGTGACAGGTGTAGTTCCAGTGCTAACGCCTGGAAGGGTGATGTTAGTCGTAGAGGTAGGTGCTGGCGCAGGTGCTGGCGCAGGTGCTGGCGCAGGTGCTGGCGCAGGTGCTGGCGCAGGTGCTGGCGCAGGTGCAACTGGCTGCGCCCCAGGTCTCAACAAAGCCTGAGGAGGATTAGGATCTTCAGGACTAGGGTTCGAAAAGTAAATGGCATTAGCGGCGTACTTCTGCCCCGTGGCTTGATCTGTGTATGTGCCGTCAGCGTTTTGGACAAGGCCGCCTTCAGCATAACTTGTGACAGACCCTCCCTTAGCCATCCTCTGAGCATACTTATCCGTCACAGAGTTGTACTTCATCATCAACGCTGGTGAGCTATTAAGAAAGTCATCAAAGCCCTGCATAGGGCCGTCGTAGCCCATCTTACGAGCCAGTATTTCACGCTGCTTAGAGGTAAAGGATGTTTTCATATTCTTCCTATTAAATGTCGCTCAAGAACAAAGCCTTCTCAGCTTCTCTGCGCCTGACTAGGCCAGGCAACACTTTGCCGCCACCTTTAGTCCAAGCCATAAAGCTGTCTGCTGCTTTCTCCCAATCCTGTCTGTTGATAGCCATACGAATGCTAGAGCGTTGAAAATTACCTAGCCCAGCATTAAAGGCAAAAGAGACACAAGCGTCGAATGCTCCTTGACGACCAGCAAGGATAGGAGCAAGACGAAGTACACCTCGCTCAAATAATTCAATGTCTTTCTCAAAAAGCTCGTTAATTTCATCTTTGCTCCACACTCTGTTATCCTTTTTCTTAAGAGGATATTCCTTGCGAATTATGCCAGAGTAGTTGTCATTTCTGATAACAGGGAGCTTAATCTGTTCTTGATAGAGAACATGACCATACCCAATAGTCCAGATGTGAGCAGGACAAAGATAGGGCTTTGACATGCACCCTTCAAAGCGATGCATCAAATCAAGACCTTTCTTGCTTGTCTTCATTTCTTAGAGAAGGCTTGTGTACCAAACCAGAAGGCAATGATGGAAGACAGAATGATCATCTCATCTTCAGTGAATGCTTGGCTAGCGACAGTGATGAAATCTAAGCCCTCAGACCAGCCCCACCAAATAATGGCAAAGTTGATGATGACAAGCTCAAGAACAAAGATGAGGGTGACAACAGGTCTGATGCTGGCTCTTAAGTTTGTTACCCACAAACTAGCTCCTTTGCCAACAGCGATGTCGTGGGCCAGCAAAGCCTTTTGATGATCTACCGTAGCTTCTTGCTGTCGAATGCTGGCATCAACCTGCATTTGATCTGTTCTGATTTCTTCGACGCGGGCTTGAGCAGCAAAGCCTTTCTCCATCAATTGAAGCTCTTTGTCGTTCTGCATACGAGCTAAAGCAAGCTCATGCTTCTTATCCTCTCTGTCTTGAAAGAAGTCAAGCAGCTTAGGTAAGCCTCCCATTAAGAAAGACAACACAGTTGATAACAGGCTCATCATAATTCGTTTCCTTTCAAATGAGTGAGAATGAAGTCTGAGATGACGTAGATGAGGTAGGAACAAAAGATGATGACAGACATCATAAACGTATTTAAAGCCGTCTGTTTGCGTTTTTCTGCTTGAAGATGTTCTTGACGTTTACGTCTTGTTTCAATCTTCCTACGTTCCTCTATCATCTCTCTGTAGGCACCTTGTCCGTACCTATAAAGTATCATTGTCCTAAGATCATTCTCTTGCTCTTCAATCTTCTTACGTCTCATCAACGCTTCTAAGGCTTCCTGTTCAACAGAGCCTTTATGAAGCAGCTTCTTGAATAACGAAGGATTGCTGGCTTCTTCTTCAGCCTTCTTTACTTCTGCACAAGCACCAAACCACTTACCCAACTGGGATGCCATGCCTTCGATTTCTTGTCCTAGTTCAATGCCTTTCTTGATGGCGTTGTAGGCAGCAGTGGCTGTTGCGAAGGCGCTGACAGGATCAATCACGATGTTAGGTCTTTATAGATGGTGTAGAGTTTGTGTCCAATCATCAACACTGTGTAGATAAGGGTTGCCCATAGCAACAATTCTGACACTTGGTAACCAGCCAATGTAGCTAAGGACACCGTTGCCGGTGGTGCAGCCTTAGCAATAAGGACAGCACCAGACTCTGCTGCTTGTTCTGTGGACGACATAAACACTACCTTCTATCATTGGTGCTATATTCAATTGTCATGTCTTTGAAGCTAAAGTCGGTGTTAGCTGCACTACTAACAAATTGAATTGACGCGTTTTTACCGTTGCCAATGAGCAACGTCTCAAACTTAGATCCGATGTTGTCTCCAAAGATTCCTGATGTGTTACCCATAGAAATGGAAGCAGGTTGAATAACATCAGACTCATTGAAGTCAAGAAGGACATTAGCTGTAAAGGCAATGTCTACATCTCTTTCTGTTGACACCGACAAGGAATGCAGAGTCTTCCTAGTCTTGGGATCATTGAAATAGAAGAACGGTGTTGTGTATGTGGCTGTGATGGCAGTGCCATCAAAGGTGTTTCCGTTATCCATTTGATACAGATATGGATCGTAGCCATTACAAAACACAGTGAGCTCATTCACTCTGCCTTCATTGGTGAAGTTGAGGCCAACAAAACCGTAGTTGTAATCAGCAAACCAAACACTAAATGCTTTTGTTTCTGCCCATTCAAATTTGCCTTGGTCTTTCAACGTACCAATAAGACCTATGGAGTCTGCTTCTGCGCCTGCATAGTCATATCTAAAAATACGATATTGACTCTTTGCGTTGATGACAACACTTGTTTGAAACACAGAATTAGAAGTGCTGGCAGAAGGGGCAATGACAGCTTCAATCTTGTCTTGAATACTGGCAGTGATAGAGCCTATGTTCAAATCTCCTAGGCGTTCTGTAGCACCTAACAAACGTATTCCGTCGTTGGTCTGAAAAGCAAGGTCACCACCAACTTCATGAATTGATTCAGGATTGGTACAACCTATGCTTTCTGTGACAGGGCTTCTAGCAAAATCTTCAACAGTGCTGCCTGTAAATCTATAAATCTTTGTTGTAGTGAAGACGATGAGCTGATCTCTAAAAGAACGAAGACCCGTGATGATCCCATCAAAAAGATAGACAGCACTACCTAATGCTGGATCATAGGAATAGACGTCAAAAGGAGCTGTGTGAATAAGTTTGTTACCTACACCGAAGAATAAATGGTCTTTGTGATAAGCAACACAAGAAGCACCATCAACCTCGCTGTTTTCACTAAGGAGTCGATAACCTTTCAAAGGCTCAATGAGAACAGGATAGTCACCTGTAACAAAGACAATGTTTTCAATGCCGTCTTTGATGAATCTAGCGTGCTGTCTCCTCAACGCAGAAGCAGAAATGTTTTTTACAAAACCAGAGTGATACCAAGTGATAGCTGCATTATTTGCAGGAGAGGATGTAAGACTCTGCGCTAAAGTAAGTGTTGATTGTGTTCCTACCAAGTCGGTAGCAGAAAACACCGAATAAACATCTGTAACGCCACTGATGTAAAAGGTGTCTCCAACGTCTGGCTTAAAAACAAGACCATCAACAACTAATGTTGTACCTGTCTGTCCTGCTCCATCAACCAATGTTGTTCCGTTGTGGTAGGGAACAGCACTAAAAGAAGTAGCACTAACAGGATCTAATGCATTAGACAAAAAGGAATGATACCCAGACGTGCTAATGTATGCTCTTGGGGGCTGCACACACAACATAGGATAGAACGCTGATGCTTGAGCATATGAAACACCAATGCCTGTATAGCCTGTGATGGTAACAACAGCCTTGTCAGCAACGTTGGCAGATAGAGCAGGACTAAAATTGACAGTGGCTGATCTACCTTCGTCGTAATAACTACGAGAAGACACCGTATACACCGTAGCCTGTCCAGCAATGGTAAAGGTGATGTTTTGATCTAGCTGAAAGAAAGGATCAGAGATAACAATGGAGGTAGCACCAGCGCTGTGTGCTTGCTTTACCAACATCGTTGCAAAGACAGGAACAGGGGAAGTGTTGAGCTTTCTATAGCCTTTGATGCGCCTGTATCCACCCTTCAAAGAACATTCAAAATTGACAAGCTCTCTAGCACTACCAGGAAACTGATTTGCTTGCTCAATAGGGGATAGGTTGGTGATGAGGCCACCAGAGCACGCCACAGGAAAACTCTCAATTCTGTCCATATCAGCCGAGCCTCGGACCAGCAATGAAGAACGGGCCTGTAGCTACATAGGTCGATGTCAGATACTCATACTTGTTAATGAGAACTGTTCTCATTCTCTTGATGCCTTCATCAAACTTAGTCTTTGACAACGTAGCAGCTTGTTCATTCCCTCTGAACATATACGAGTGATACATAGCGCCGTCTAAGACGACATGCTTATATCTCTCAGGAACAAAGGGAACATCGTCATACTTCTCCAGATCAACAGGAATACGATAGTATTCGTAGACGAGTTTGTACGCTTCCTTTGGTGGAGGTACGACGATGTATTCTTGTGAAGGAGCGTTGCAGACTCTGCTGGGAACATTTCTGATGCTGGTGTCAGAAGAATATTCTTGGTCTACATAGTGCTTCAGATAGTCATCATATGTCAGCACTTCCAGCTTCGTTGTCTTGTTGCCAAAGGTGCTGTCTTCTTTGACTCTGAAGCTATCAAAGTCAAGAGAGCCAGCATCGATAGGAAAAGCATATCTGCTTGTACCAGCCGTCAACGTCTCTTCTGTGCTGACATGATTGAAAGGCCATTCAAAATGGCTTTGGTTGATGTCACGCAGAGAAGCATTGATGGCATCTTTGCATTGAGCATACCAACCCTTAGCCGTAGCAAAGGTCGCTGAAGTGAGTTCAACCTCATTCAGCTTTCTGTTGACAGCATTGACAAGTTCAAGGTAGTTGTATGCCATTAATTTTCCTTGATGTTGAGCTTGATGACACGCTCAGCAATAGATCCACTACTGTCGGTGATACGACAATAGATTTTGTATTCTTTGTTCACTGTGCCTAAGCCAAGGTTGATAGTGGCAACAGTGGTTGTAGCTGTCTGTGACACGTTCTGAAGACCGTTGACAACATTGGTAGCATTGAAGGCTGTCTTGACACCAGAGGCGTTGTCAACGAACCAGGCTACAGTAGAAATAGTGACACCCGTGCCAAGCCATCTAGACCAGTCTACGCTGTAGTCCAAGATTTCATCAGGGTCTTTGTTGGGCCATTTATACGACATAGGTTTTCCTTAGCCTGGTGTTATAAAAGTAAACACTACTTTTGTCAACTCAAGCCTACATAGGCTCTTCGTTCACTAGAAGATGTTGTTCTATCGGAAGTGACATAGACAATGCGTTGTTGAGCATCAACAGACACTCTTCTTGTGTCTCTACCGTCAACATACACTTTTCTTGTTTGACCATCAATGTAGGTCTTTCTTTCATCTTTAGAGCCTACATAGACAGTGCGTAGTCTTTCATACAGCTCTTTAACAGCTTCATAGTCAAAGGAGGTGTTGACTACTGCTTCATTACCTAGCGCTGTAGTGCCTACAACACCAGCAGCAAATACCTGAGCCTTGGCAATGACAATGACGGTTTGAACGAATGCTGTAGCGCTCACGCCTACAACATCGAAGCTGGCGTTGGTGATGAAGTCTACATCGCCTACAACGCCTGTAGCGCTTACACCAACAGCACTAACATTGGCTGTGGTGTTTACTGTCTCATCACCTAAGGACGTTGTAGCGCTAACACCTGTTGTCGTTGCTGTGATGGGAATGGACGCAACAGCAGTGCCTAAGGAGATGGTAGCGCTAACACCAGTGACGCTGATGTTGGCATTGGTGCTGTGGTCTACGTCTCCAATGCTTCCATTGAGGATGTTGCCATTGGGATAGGCATTAGCATCAGCAGTGACAACTTCGTTGCCTAATGTTGTTGTAGCGCTAACGCCTGTGACATCAACAACAGCATCTGCTGTGACAACAACAGAGCCTACAGCGCTTGTGGTACTAACGCCTGTGGCGCTTACGTTAGCAACACCAGCAACAACAACAGAGCCTACAGAGGCTATGGTGCTGACGCCAGTGACGTCTACAACAGCCTTAGCAACAACAACTTCATCACCTAATGCTGCTGTAGCGCTAACACCTGTAACGTCTACAACAGCAGTGCCAGTGACAGCAACAGAGCCTGTAGCGCCTGTAGCGCTGACGCCTGTGACAGGAACGCTGACAAAGACAGCAGCAACAACAGAGCCTACAGAGGCTGTAGCGCTGACGCCTGTGACGTCTACGTTAGCGTCTGTGTTGACATCAACAGTGCCGACAGAAGCTGTAGCGCTGACGCCTGTGACAGGTACTGACGTTACAAAGACAACAGTGACGCTACCAACAGCACCTGTGGCACTGACGCCTGTGACGTCTACAGAAATGCCTACATTGACGTTGACGTTACCAACAGAACCTGTAGCGCTGACACCAGTGGCATTGACGGTGACGGGGCTACCGCCACTGGCTTCAAAGAGCCAACCAAAGGAGCCGTTGTTGGTGCTATTATTACCAGCGTACCAGTTGCTCATTAGTATGCCCTAACGCCTGTGATGGTGAGATAGTCAACATCGGCTGCTGTACCAGAGCCTGTGTGGACTAATGTGCATGGAGATGATGCAGAAGTCCCCGTCAGTGTCAACACTCTTCCAGCTTCACCAGTGGCAGTGAAGCTACCAACACGCTGTGTTGTTGTGCCGAAGGCGATGGTGGTGGCACCAGTGGCTTTGTAGGTGTTGGTGATGTTGGCGAAGGTGTTGTTGCCGCTGATGGTGAGAGTGCCTGCGCCGCCTTGGTTGAGGGTGATGTTGGTGTAGGCGATGCCGCCGCCAGCGAAGGTTTTGGCTGATGCAGAGGTGAGGCTGATGGTGCCTGTGCCTGTGACGGTGAGGTTGGTGGAGGTGGTGGCATCCCATGAAGTCCCGGCGTCAGTAACGGCACACAGACTAGAACCAATATTTAATGTTCTAACATCAGTGCCTGAAAGCCTCCAAACTGCTGATGTTATTGAATAATCATTTGTATTAAATGTTCCAGATGTAAGTGTTACGCCATTAAGTCCTTGCGTTGTAGTCAAAGAGTCAAGACAAGATACGCTACCAGATCGCGCATTTATAATGACACCTTGTGTGAATGTTTTTCCTGCGCTTGTAATAGTTTGACTTCCTCGCCCGGCAAACGTAAATGACCCGGAGTTGCTCAAGGTAGTACCTGTACCGTTAATCCAGTTCCCGTGAATAAACGGAGCTTGAGTACAAGCCAACGTCATCGTATTCGTCGTCCTAGCCGACATATCAATCGTGCCGATGTTGTAGGCTTGGTTGATGGTAATGGTAGCGCCGCTGTTCAACCCCGTAGCTTCAAAGAAGCAGGTGTCTTGGGCAAGCGGGAAGTCGTTGATGTTTGGCGTGCCGCCGCTGCCTGTAGCCCAGCCCGTTGCAGACCAGTTGCCGCCAGCAGCAAGGTTCCAATACTTGTTCGCCGCAGCCGTGAACGTGATGCCGCTGTTGCCTTTGCAATCGCCAATGCGCGTGCCCGTCGCTGGCGCTGCTACACCGGCTATGGTGATGTCTCTGAAGTCAACGTCGGTCAAGGACACAGCCGCGCAGGTGAGCGTGCGTGTGGTGCCGAGGGTGTCAGAGCAAACGAAGTGACGCATCGTGGCGTTGGTGCCTGCTGAGCAGGTGAGGGTGCCTGTGATGGTCTGGTCTGCTGTGACGCTGATGACCTTCAAGCCAGCAGAGGTGATGCCGGTGAAGGACAGGTCGTTGAAGCTATTGGCTCCGTTGATGGTGACGGTGCCTGCGGATGTGTCAGTAAATGCGACGTTATAGAAGGTTTTGCCATTTCCTGAAAAGGTTGGGTTGCTTCCAGTGCAGTTAATTTGCGCAGTTCCGGCAACAATCGTAAGATCAGCAGATGTAGTTTCCGTAGTTCCAAACGCAAATGCGCCACTACTACCAGAAGTCGTTATAGTCCCGGACCCAAAGTCAAAGGTTCTTATATTAGAAGAACTGCAGGTAATTCCCCCACATGTCAAATTGTACGTTACACAATCAAAAACTCCATTAACTAACGTAAAGCCCCCTACTGTGCTCAAATCTAAAGCACTACCCAACACCCATTCACACCCCACCCCATTCACCGTAATGGACGATGCCAACGTCACACCGTTTGTCGTCAACGTCAACCCAGACGTAGACCCAGACAGCGTGATAGCGCCTGTGTACGTCCTCGTCAGCCCTGTCGCAGGCAGCGTCACGTTGCCGTGAATACCAACAATAGCTGTGCTGCCTGCCAGCGTCACGTTGCCCACCAACGGGCCTGCAATGGTGAGGGCTTTGCAGCGAATGCCGCCAGTGACAGCATTCACCGTGGCTGTGTAGGCTGTGGCGTTGGACAGGCTGTCGAAGACAACATCATCATGGCTTCTCGGCACAGACGCGCCTGAGCCTCCACCAGACCCTGTAGACCAACGAGCGGTGTCGCTCCAGTTGCCTGTGCCACCAACCCAGTAGCGCGTGCTGTCGGCTGGCTTGGCTGTGCGGTAGACAGGCGCTGCCGCTGTGCCTGTGCTGTTGGCACCGGCGTAGAACTCACCAGGGCTTGTGGCAGCAAAGCCAATGCTGCCCATGGCAAGGTAGTCAATGCTGTCTGTGCAAGCTCCAGCGAGGATGTGAGAATTGCCTGAACCAGTCAGCGTGACCACGTTACCCACCGTACCTGTAACCGTCCAAGCGCCAAAGGTCTGTGTGAATGCGCCAAGGGCGATGGTGTGGGCTACGGTCTTTGTTGAGGCAAGTTCGGTGAATTGGTTACTGTCGTTAATGGTAGTAGTAGATGTGCCCGTTGCGCCTCCAATGGTGAGTTTGTTGTAAGACAAAGCGCCGCCAGAAAATGTACGAGCAGTTGTGCTGGTATCAGATAGAACGATGTTGGCTGTGCCTTTATAGAAAACGGGGGTTGCCGATATTTGCCATACGTTTCCAACACCTGACAAAGTCCAAGTACCAGAACCCATTTTTAGTGTAGATAGCACAGAAGTGTTTGAAAATAAACCTATCGTTACATTGTATGTAACCGCATCGAATACCCCTTGAAATAAACTTAATGTTCTAGTGGAGCCTATAATTAACGCATCACCAAGTTGCGTTGTGCTAAAAGGTTGGATAGAAATATTACAACCAAACGTAACTCCATTGCTGGTAATGGTCTGAGTGCCACGTTTGGCAAAAGTAATCGTGCCTACTGTGCTGGATGACGTAACCCCAGTGCCAAACTTCCAATCGCCGTAAACAAACGGAGTGTTGGTGCTGGTGGTGAGCGTCATCGCACTAGTCCGCAACGACGCATCAAACGTGCCGATGTTCCAAGCAGCATTGATTGTGATGGTGCCTGTGACGCTGCCAGCAGCTTCATCAAACACCGCTGTGTCCTGCGCCAATGGGAAGTTGTTGATGTCAGGACTGCCACCAGAGGAAGGTGCCCAAGCTGTAGCAGACCAGTTCTGTGCTCCAGCAAGGTTCCAATAGACGGTCTTCGCCGCAGGGAAGGTGATGCCGCTGTTGCCGCCACAGTCGCCTGCACGGGTCGGAGAAGAGCCTGCTGCGGTGCCAGCAATGGTGATGTCGCGGAAGTCGCAATCGTCGGCACTGAGCGTGCCGACTGTGAGGGTGCGGGTGGTGCCGAGGGTGTCAGAGCGGACGAAGATGCGACGGACGGCTGTGGCACCGGCGACGGTGAGGGTGCCGGTGATGGTTTGGTTTGCCGCAAAAGTGTATTGCATCAACCCCACCGAGGCAGGCGCGCTAATGGTTAGATTGTTAAAACTACCTGCAATACTTGAATTATTGCTGTGCTGAGCGCTACTAGTTCCTGTATAGGTTAAATTATACAGTGCTGCTCCTCCGGGGTTTATAGAAGTACTCCCTGTTGCTGAAAAATTTATTTGTGAAGTACCTGCGTTAAAAGTAAGATTTGTTGGTGTTGTTAACGTTAATGGAGACGTACTATTCAACGTCACCGTACTCGACCCCAGCAATATCGCCCTGACGTTGCTGTTAGATGAGGATACCTGCCCCCCGGTTACGTTGTAGTTTTTGGTGTCGAAGGTGCCGTTGGTTACTGTAAACGGATTATTAGAGCCGATATCAAGCGCGTCACCAAGCTCTACTGATCCGCCATAAGAATCGACCGTAAACGCTTGTGAAAATGTTTTACCAGCGCTTGTAATGACCTGCGTATTTCTCCCAGAGAATGTCAAAGCGCCTGAGTAGGACCGTGTCACCCCACTGCCAAACTCCCAATCACCATACACCGTATAAGCCGTCGATCCAGCCAACGTCATCGCATTTGTGCGCGTTGACATGTCAATAGTGCCAAAGTAAGGCACAGGCGCATCAAGCGTCACCGTAGCCGACGTATTCAACCCTGTGTTCTCGATGACAGCCGTGTCCTGCGCCAACGGGAAGTTGTCTGTGCTGACACCAGCACCAGAGCTTGCAGCCCAAGCGTTGGCAGACCAGTTGCCGCCAGCAGCCAAGTTCCAATACACCGTCTTGGGCGTGTCGAAGGTTATGCCTCTGCACCCGCGCAGGTCTCCAACACGAGTGCCGCTGATGGGCGCGGCTGTGCCGATGACGTAGATGTCTCGGAAGTCTGCGTCGGTCAGGCTCGGGGCTGAGTTGATGGTGAGGGTTTGGGCGATGCCGTAGGTGGCACTTCTGAACCAAACTCTGCGGTTGCCTGCGGTGCCCGTGGTGGAGAGGGTGCCGTTGATGGTTTGACGGGAGTCGAAGGTAAATGAACGGACGCCAGCCGCCGACGGCCCTGCAACCGATATATTATTAAACGTATTAACGCCAACAATATTGTGCGTAGAAGAAACAGTTGATGTGAAAGAAACATTATAAAATGTTACACCTACACTGCCGCCAGCCGCGCCCCCGCGCACTGAAGCTGCACTTCCCGTACAGATGATAGTGGATGTTCCAGCGTTAAATGTTAAATTTGTATTGTTTGTAAATAGAACAGCCGTTATAATAGAACTTACACTTACTGTAGAAGACCCTAAATTTATAGTCCTAATATTGCTGTTATTGGACGCAAATTGAGTAGCTGTAACATTGTAATCTGCTGTGCTAAATGTACCTGCAGTTACGATAATATCGTTTGAAGACGTCAGCGCATCCCCAAGCGTCACCGTAATACCTGCCCCGTTTATCGTCACCGACCCCAAGGTCTTACCCGCTGTCGTCAACGTCCCAGTTCCATTCAGCGTCAGCGTACCGCTGTACGTCACCGTCATCCCCGCCACAAGCGTAACGCTGCCAGATACGGTGATGGCTGCTGTTCCCGCCAACGTCCCCGTAAACCCTGTGCAATTGATGGACTTGGCACCGGTGTTTCCGCTGGAGATGGTGCAGGTGCCGGAGGAGGTGGCGTCAAAGAAAACGTCGTCAGCGCTTGTGGGAACGGCTGCGCCACCAGCGCCACCAACGGTATCAGCCCACTTCGTTCCAGCGGTGCCATCCCACGCGGCAGTTCCACCGCGCCAAAAACGATCTGCGATTTTAGCTCTCCTTAAATCTCAATGCCTTGTGTCCATGCGTATCCAACTTTACATGGCAAGGCCGACAAACAGTTCTTCCGTTACTCACGTCATACCGAAGATCTGGAAAGGCACACCACGGTTTAATGTGATCTGCCTCTAAATACCCGCCCCGGGTGTTACAAATTTTACAACTCCAGTTATCTCTTACAAAGACCGCGTTTCGCCAGTCTCTATATGGGTACTGCGCCATCGCTGTTTTACGCTCTGATCTTAAGCCACCACGCCAATTCGGATGATCTGAACCGTGACGATAGTTTTGTCTTTGAAACTCAGAGATCTTTTTGCGAGTCTCGTCTGAATGCCCCCGTTTTTCTGGCGGTACTAGGTCAGGATGTCCTTTCGTAAACAAGCCTTTTAACTCTCGGCCGGCGTAGTAGCAAACCTTACTGCAAAACTTCTTGCGTCCAACTTGATTGGGCTCAATTCTCATGTCAACGCCACAAGTCTTGCAGTTAATGTGAACTCCTTCTGTTTTGTTCCATGCGGGCCTGCCGTTCTTTATGCCTTTAAATGGTGACGGTTTACCTCGTAGTGCCTCGGCTGCTTTGGTAGCTCGAAGAGCGTAAGAACACTCCTTAGAACAAGTTGTCTGCCGCCCGTGCTTTAAGCGTCCCAAATCTGCAAAATAACTCTTATTGCAGATAGGACAAAGCCTTTCGACAGACTCCATCTCTTACGCCTTCACGTAACGAACACCGTCAATCTCGATGTACTCAGGCTCAGGCTCAGGCTCAGCCTCAACAGGCGGCGCAGTCACCACAGCAATCCAGTTGTCTCGGCGCTGCTCCTTCATCGCCTGGATTTCAGCCTCTGTGAAGCTGTGATCATCAGGCAGATGAAGAGCATCGGCAAACTTGCCGTGAGGAGTGTCGAAGGAGAAATCAATCTTCATAGCTATTAAGCAATGCGGATGATGGCGTTAGAAGCGTCAGCAGCAGGGAACACAACAGTGAAGTCACCATTGGTGCTGGACTTGTCGCTGCTAAAGTCAAGAACAGCAATGGCTCTGTCGGCCTTGCTGCTGTTGTAAATGAGAGCGCCTCTGGCAGTGATAGTGGCACTGGACCAGGTTGTGTCAGTAAAATCAACAATGGCAGTGGAGCCACTCAACGAAATGGCTGCACCAGCCAGCGTATTGCCACCAGCGGTGTAGCCTGTACCAGACACTTCGTTAGAAGTGGAATAGGCTGTTGTAGAAGCACCAAGAGTAGCAGAGCTTGTAAACAAAGCAATCTTGATGGTGTCGGTGTCAAGATCGTGAGTGCCGCCAAGCAACTCAGTCTTGAACGAATTGCACATAGCTTGTGTGATAGCCATATTAGTTCCTTAGTAAACAAAAAGGGGAGACAGGACAGACCTGTCCCGACCCCCCCGTTATACCAGCTTAAGCCAGTGTGTCGCGGTCAACGCCGCCAGGAGCGGGCTTAGCATCGATGTTGCACAACAGCGCCCACACACGAATCTTGCCGCCAGTGGGGGCAGTGGTCGCAGTGGCAATGAGAACGTCGATGGTGTCAGCAGTAGCGCCAACAATCAGCGGCTGATAAGCAGCAGCGTTCTGTGCATAAGCACCAGCAGCAGCAGCGTCAAGGTCAAAGCCGTCAACGAAGCAGTCAGCGTCAACACCAGTGATGCCAAGATCAAGGGTGTTGTCGTTGGACTCGCCAGTAGCAACAGCAGTGACTTCAATGCCAGCATTGAGCACCATCGTGTTCGCGGGAACATCGATAGCTTCAATGACGTCAGCAGCAGCCAGAGCAGATGCCTTAGCCGTGGCTGCAACAGCCCAGTCAATTTCTTGCTCAACGAAATACGGAATGTTCGTAAGCGAACGCACCGGACGAGGAGCGCCGCCTAAGCCGTTAGAGAGATCAATAGTAGCCATTATGGTTTCCTTTCAAATTGTTTGAGATGGTTATTAGTCTTCTTAGTCTAGAAAGCCGACACGTACACAAAAGTGCAGAGGTGTCGGGCGTCTTAGACATTAAACCAAGATTAGGCCACGTTGTACTTGGCCGTGGTCAGAGCCTCAGGACGCAAAATCTTGCGACCATAGAGGTGCATACCACGAACAATGTCAGCAAACGAGTCCGGATCGCGATAGGTCTCAGTCTTGTTGATCTGCTCAGCAGAGGCAACAGCGCTGTCGTGACCGGCAACGATGACACCGAAGTTGCTGTTCTGGTTAGCCGTGCCTGTCGTGCCTGGGCCAGTGCCAACCTTCGGCAGGTTGTTGCTGACATAGATCTTGAAGCCGTGCAGGTTGTTCAACAGAAGACCGTTTTGCAGACCAGAGCCACCGAAGTCTGCATTCAGAAGACGGCTGTCCTCGTCCTTCAGCACTTCAACGAACACCGGATCAACCACAAGCCAACGACCATTGGTGTCAACGTTTTGTTGATCCAACAGACGCGACATACGAGCAATGATCATCAACGGCGACACCAGATCAGTCGGCATCGTCGTGACCCCAGGCAGACGCGCTGCAATGGGAATCGAATGATCACCGGCGCTGGCTGTGGTGATGTTGCCAAACGAGCTCTTGATGAGCTTCATCGTCGTCAACAGTTCGTCGTTACCAGCAGTCGAAACAGCCTTCGTACCAGGGAAGGTAGTGCGGGCGGTGTCGGCGCTGCCATGCAACACAGACTGTTGATAACCAGCGAGGTAGCCGAGAACGTCTTGGTCGAACTGGTCCTTCAAGCGATAGGCAGCACGATCAGATGCCAAAGACATCCAATTGATGTGCGACTGAGTTGCTTCGATGTCGTCAACTTTACCTTTATATTCAGCAAGGGTCGTTAATCCTTACCCGCTTTATTCAAGCTGCTGCATTTTTCAATGCAGAGTAGACTATATCATCACCCTGACTTATCAGGGGCTGGGCGCTTCCGCTCACTTGAGCGTATGGATTTCATCTCCCCGTAGGGCGGTATATCCTAGTCGTTGAACCTTCAAAGACCTTTCGGTCTATGCTTGGCTGCTGATTGCCTTAGCTATTATGCCTTAGGTTTTCCAGCAATTAACCCAGTTATTTAGATGAGATTACTCTCAAATGCGTCTGTTAGTGTTAAACGCGAAGTAGTTGGCCTTATCGACAACCAGCGTGAAATCGCTGTCATCAAGGTCTTGAGCCGTCACTTGAGTGCCGCGTGCATAAGCCTGAACGCTGACCTCGGGCTCCTTAACGATCTTAACTGAGTCCCCCATGCTGGAGATTTCTCCGAAATATTCGGAGTTGGTGATCGCTTGAGCGACCGAAGATTTCCTAAACGCGAGTTGTACTTTTTTACTGTAGATAATTGGCGACCAATTACCATTTTGGAGGCTTGTATAGCCCGAAGCTGATGCAAACGCCATTTGATTTCTCCTTAATAATGGCTAACGTATCTCCTTATTCTTTCGGGTCTATTTGCATTAGGTGGTCACAAACATGTCTCTATAGCAACATGCTCAGTAACGGCTAAGCTCCTAGAGTGTACGACGAACATCGTTCAATACGACACAAGATGTAGAGCATCTTCGTTGGTGTTGTTACACGGGAAGATGCTGCTACTACGTTAAATCACAATTTCACTCCAATGTCAACATCACCGAGCGCCGCCACTCATGTCATAGACAATCTTGCCTGCTCTGCGTGCCATTTCAATCTTTTCCATGTTGGCTTCAAATTCTTTGTCATTCATCTTCTGGATTTGACTTTCGTAAATCACTCCATCAGACGCTTCCGTAGTTGGTGCAGTCTTACCAGCGCGTGTGTTGACAGCCATAGCTGCGCCTCTACTATCAGCCTTCTTAGCCTTGGCAATGCCCTTATCAGCCTTGTACAGATCGATAGCGCGTGCCGCAGCCTTGGCATCGTTGTCGTTCTCATACAGAGCCTGCTGCACCCATTTTGGTTGTTCTTCTACCCAATTATGGAATTCATCGTCTTCGCGGATGGTGTCGAAGTCTGGATGTAGACGCATCAGTTCTGCTTCAGCCTTTTGTCGCTGAGCTTGATGTTCCATCTCATCAACTTTACGCATCCGTTCTTCTAACGAGCTTGATGTTTCCTTAGCCTTCTTGATGGCAATGGTTTCTACAATTTTGTAGACATCAGGATATTGCTCTGCCCAAGCACTGAGTTCTGTTTCACTCTTAGGCAGCTTGATTTCCTTCTTTGTTGTTGCTTCCAGTTGCTTTCTAAGCTCATCAATCTGAGTCTGAAGCTCTGTCTGTTGTTTCTGTGAATGACGCCTCAGATCGCCATAGCGCTTCTTGAATGTCTTTTCTTCAGCCGATGTAGGCTCTTCTCCGTCTTCATCTGTAGCAGCAACAACCTTGGTTGTTTCTTCTGTTGCAAATTGCTTCTGAAGCGCTTCAAGCTCTTCTTCATCTTTCTTGATGCGGTCTTCGTGTGTATTACGCCGCATAGAAAATGAGGCCACTTTAACCGTCTGAGGGATAACAACTTCTGTAGACATATACTTTCCTTAACTTGGGGCTATCTGTAGCCAGCATAGGCTGGGGAAATAGGTAGCCAACAATGCGTCTTTTTGTTAATGGCTAGTTAGGACGCTCCAGAGCTAGCCTTGCTATTGTAGGTTATTTAGAGGCGGCGATGCCTTTACCTTTCTTTTTCTTGGCTGGGTATTGGCGCTTTGCTACTAAGCCGCCTTTGGCTGCTCCAAAAGGACCAGCAGGACCATCAAAAGAAGCAGAGAAAGGATCTGGTGTTGACTCCGGAGTACCAACACTGCTTTCAGTACCCCCGCCTCCTCTATCAATCATGTCTTGTCTTGCCTGTGCTTCAACGACAGCTTTATTTGTTGCTGTGTTAATATCAACACCAGAATTAACGTCTGAAAGAACCCTAGAAGCTGCTTTTCTTGCAATCTCATCGTTAACAACACCTGCATTTTGTACAGCACTATATACAGTGCTAACAATAGATTGTTGTTCGTTGAAAGGAAGCCCTGGTGTTCTTGTTTCAACAGGAGCAGGAGGCTGTTCCTTACCCTTTAAAAACGCCGCTGCTTTTTGAGCAAGAGCAACCCCAGGGATAACAAAAGGAGCAGCTTTAGTTAGAAATGTATTGACTTTTCCTAACTGTTCATCTCTTTTTGCCGCTTCCTCAGGCGTCAAATCTCTACCAAGTTGCGGAGTATCGCTATACCCATAATCATCTTGTGTAGGCTTCTTCTTCTTAGCTTCTTCCTCATCAGCAGCTTGTCCAACCTTCTGCGCCTCTTCAGCACTCACTTGTGTGAAGCCTTCAGGAATAGGCGTCATAGGCTTACCATTGATGTGCGTAATGAACATCGTGGCACCTTCTTTGTTCTTGTAATAGCGAACATCAAAGGCAGGATTCTTAGGAGCCTTTGTCAAGTCTGTGCCGCTGCCGACATAGCCGCCAAAGGCCATCTTCATCTGATCATCGACATCACCGCCGTTGTTCTCGTTTTCCACTTCACCGAGGATGTCATCAATCTCACTCTCAAAGCCATCGTCTTCATAGGTGCTGTTGGACTCTTCACCAACTTCATCAGCATTGCCCATCTGACCAATGTCAGACATGCGTTGAATGCCTTTCTTGGCTTCATCACGCATTTTCATCAGGCGTTCTAGACCGATGAAGCGAACGACATCAGCGGGAATAACAAACTCACCTGGCGACAACTTAGCGTCTACGTCATCCCTGACTTCCTCAGGAAGAGAGCCGACAGGCACTTCGTTGCCGCTGACAGGATCGACGTTCATGCCTCCTTCTTGGAAGCCTGGGATAGTTGGTTTCATCATTCCACCTTTTGCAAATGTAGGACTAGTTTCGTCTTCAGGTTTTACTTTAAAAATAGGATCGTCTGGAACTGTTGTTTTAGCTTTTTTGGCAAGAACTAGAGGCCCTACTTGTATTACTTCTTCAGCAGATATCACAGGAAAACCTGAAGACTTATCATAAAAATAACTGGCTCTATACGGATTCATCCCTACTTGTGACCACTCTTTATTATTCATGACTGTTTCTGCGTATTCTTTGGCTTTTGCAGGATCATGTGGAACCCACTCTCCAAAAATACGAGCAATAGTGGCTTTCCCCATTCTTCCACCGCTAGCTAAAGGTTTTCTTCTAGCAATATCTAAAGCTGTCTTAGGATCGCTCTTAAATTCAACATCTTTCAATACGGCTGTTTTTGCATATCCAATAGCATTTCCAGACTTTTTAGTGCCGTCATGAAGACTAACAATCCACGTATCGTAGTCATTATATGCTGGTATGTCTAATCTAGATGCAACCTTTGTCCCAGCCTCCAGTTTTAAATTAACTCCAACAATACCTGTTTTTACTTGAGAGTCTTTAAGAGCACTGGCAATATCTTCAAACGAGGGCATGTCTGGAACTTTGTCAAAAGGTTTAATTGGTTGTTTTTCTACAGACAAAGCCCTAAACTCAGTAGGAGAAATTTGTTTGTTATATAGTTTTTCAGCCGCATCTTCTATTTCTGGTAAAAGACTAGAACGCTGCTCAACTTTGCGAGAACTCCTCCACTGTTCTTTTTTTTCTGGTGTTATATTAAGAGCTTCAAAAACATCTTGCCCTTCTTTAGCAAGTTTTTTTGGTTCTGTTCCAAATTTAGAAACGACATCATTAGCTTCTCTAACCAACAAACCTGATTTCTCTAGCCCAGAACCAACATCACCAACACCAGCCAAACCAACACCGGCCTTGCCCACTTTAGGCACACCAGCCAACATAGCCAAATCAGCAACTTGTTGTTTTCTTCCTGCTTTCATTTCAGGCACATACGACGCTGTTCTACCAGCAAGCGGGTTAATACGCATAGGCATATTGCCATAGCTCATTTCATTTAGTTCTTCAGGGGCTTTTCCAAGAACTAAAGAACCTAGTCCTTGTCCTCCAATTAGAGGAACAGACTCAGGAACTTGTGCTTTATCTGCAAAATTTCTAGCAGCCATTAAAGCATCAGCAATGATTCCCATTCGCTCACTACGTGGCGTTGGTTTCATCTCTGCTTCTTTACGATCACCTAGTGGCATGTTGTATCTCTTCCTTCAAATACTTAAGCTGCTTGAGAGCTTGAATAAAGCCTTGTGCTCTGTAGATGTCAAGAGGCTCATGACTTTGTTCCATCTTCTTATGTTGCAGACTAATGGAATAGTTCAACATGTCGTCAAACGCTTCCCACATCTGCGTATCAGTCATACGTGTTAGCTTCTTAAGCCACGGCTTTTCTTGTGTTGTCACTGAGGTGCTCCCATTGTGGGAGGCGCAGCGCTAAAGCCTTGTTCACCCGGTGTAGCAGCAGCACCAACACCAATGTTGCCACCACCCCCGCCTGTCATGTCAGACGGCGGAGGAGCGCCACCACCCGCTGCTGGAGCCTGCTGAGCCGGCGGTGCAGGCGGGTTCATCTTCTGAAGAATAAAGGCTTGCTTAGCCGCCTCGTCCATGTTGTTAGACACCAAGTCAGGGTCCAAATCCATAGCTTTAGCAATTTCTCTGACGATGTAGGGGAACTTGGCAAAGGGAGCAAGAATGGGGTTCTGCACCACTTGCAAGAACTGAAGCAGACGTTGACTTCTGACCTCATTAGCTAGAAGCGATTCCGTTCCCCGTGCCTTCACCTCAAGATCACCAACAATATCCGGCGTAGGGTCAAACTGCATGTTGAAGGCGAAGAAGGACTCACCCAACGGACGCAGCAGATAGTCATCAACGTTCTTAATCACTGTCTTGATGCTGCCGCTTGCAGCAGACATCAACATAGAGATGCCAGAGGCTGTTCTACCAACACCAGAGACACCAGTTTGTCCGTGTGCAAACGAAGGCAATCCTGTTGACTCATCAGCTAAAACACGAGCCTTATCAAACAGTTGCAAATTTTGAGCAGCTACGTTAGGAAACTGTGTTCCGAAGATGGCTTGACCTGGAGCACCGCCTTGACGACGGAACACCTTACCTGGATATACAGTGAGGTCTTGGCCGGGCACAAGGTTGGTCTCGTCCACCTCCAGCACCAGATTGCCAGACAGCACAGCATTGTCCACAGCCAGCCTCATGAAGCCATTCATCAGCGTTTGGCTATCATCCATGTTCTCAGCAACACCAACGCCAAAGAACGAGTATGGATTGAGTTCATATGGCACAGCATAGTAGGGAATGCGGGCAGGCTTGAACGGATTGATAACAAGCCTGATCACCTTGCCTTGGCTATACCAGATGTTGGCTTGAACTTCGACAGCGTCCTTCAATTCCTTGGGAACATCAATGTCGTTCTCTTCCAACATCTCAACATCAACAGAGCCCCAAAACTCCAATACTTCCCAACGCTCCACTTCAGCGACAGGTGAATAGTCATTGAGATCGTCTTCCCACCATTCCTTGATGTAATTAGGCCCTTCGTTAATAAGGTTGTCAATGACTTTGTTACGGAACATTGGACGCTTCTTTAGAGCTAACAACTGAGACTTGCTCAGCTTGTGACGCTCGATAAAGTAGCCGCATTCGTCCATGTTGGTAGCATCTGGATCAGGATAGCTATTGAATATGCTGACATGAGACGTCTGCGGCATAGTTTTGATGATGGGCTCATAGCCACCATCAGTGTTCCACTTGGGATATTCTTTGTCTACAGCAAAGGGGCCTTTCATAACACCTGTGCCAAACAACGCCATTTCAAACGCTGTAGCACGCAGATGCTTGCTAGCACCACTCTCCTCAAGTTGGTCCTTAATCTTCTTCTCCATCTTCTTAGCCGCTACCATTGCAGGGCTGAAGGTGATGGAGGTTGGTGTCTGTCCTGCCCCTTCCTTGACATCCAAGCCCTCAAGCGATTGCTTCAGAGGACCAAGACGCTCCATAAGGCTCTGTGGTGTTGCACCAGGAGGAAGCTCTTTGCCGTCTCCTTTATAGCCAAACAGAGCCCCTAAATCGGGCTCAGGAGCGCTTTGTTGGCCTTGTGCAGCCTGGGGGTTGGTGTCAATGTGAACGTGCTCTGCAACGCCTTCTGGTAGCGTTGTAGGCTCTACAGACAACGGGAAGCTGTTGTTAGCCAGCAGCACCTCGGTGATTTGTCCGTATGCTGCCAGAGTCTTTACCTTCGTAATCTTGAGGAAGACACGGCTCT